ATGACACGGACCGCCCCGGAGGCTGCGGCCCCGGCGGTCGACTTCGACACGCGGTTGATGATCACCAGCATCGGCATGGATGTGCTGCTGGCCCATGTCGGCGGGAAGGCCCTTGCGGACGCCCACGCGGCCGTCACAGCGGCTAAGGCGGAGGCGGAGCGGTACGGGGCCGAAGCGGTCACGCTGGCCGCCTGGAAGGCCACACAGCGCCCTGGACTGTTCCAGTCCCACCACATCCTGAAGGCGGCCGGTGACCTGATCCGGGCGCGCGGCTGGCATCAAGGCAGCTGGACCGACGGCAAGGGCGCCGTGTGCGCGCTGGCAGCCATCCGGCTGGCGACTGGGGGAAACGGTTCTGCGGAGGCGGACGCCGTGGCCGTCCTGCTGGGCCGCATCCAGGACGACCTGGGCCGGTCGGCCTACTCTGTGCCCGGCTGGAACGACAGTCGGCGGTCCGTCGGCGAAGTGCTCCACCTGCTGTTCTGACCCTGTACTCTGGACCTGTCCGCCCCAGTGGTCCGGTGGTTCCTGGGTGGTTGCGGGCGGAGGCCCCAGCGGAGTTACGCCCGCTGGGGCCTTCGTCTGTCCGGGGCCCCGGATATCCTGGGGGTCACCTACGACGAAGGGACGGCCGCCGTGGCTGACAACATCGCCCAGGACGCCCTGGACGCGCAGAACCTGGAACGCGCCATCCGGCTGAAGGTCCGGGGCGCCCACTGGTCGGAGATTGCCCGGCAGTGCGGCTTCAGCTCCCCAGCCGCCGCGCTGGCCGCAGTCGGCGAAGCCATGGCCCAGTCCACCCGGCGCGCCGAAGAGACGGCCGACCAGTTGCGCGACACGGCGAACCTTCAGCTGGACGCCCTGATTGGCGAAGCGTGGGACATGCTGGACGCGGACGCGCCGCTGGCCTACGACAACGAAGGCAACCCGCTGGCGCAGGACGACCGCGCGGTGAAGCTGCGCGCCGTGGATGAGATCCGGCGGCTTGTGATCGAACGGGCGAAGCTGAACGGCTACGACAAGCCGGACAAGGGCGAAGACGACAAGGGCGACGTCCAGACGATCCGGATCGTCGGCATTGACCCGAAGGACCTGATCTAGCCGTGACCACGTATGAGCCGCGCGGCGGGGCGCGGGATCTGCTGCTGGCCAGGGATGACACGCTTCTGGTGTCCGGCCCGGCTGGCACAGGCAAGTCCGTGGCCGCGCTGATGAAGATCCACACCACCAGCTTGCTGGTGCCCAACACGGTCACGCTGCTGCTCCGGCAGACAGCCGCGTCCCTGGGCGCGTCCACGCTGCGGACGTACGAACAGTTCGTGGCCGCCCAGGAACTGGCGTCGGAGCACGTCACCTGGTTCGGAGGCAGCGGCAGCAAGCCAGCCGCGTACCGGTACCCGAACGGCTCCCTGATCATCCCCGGAGGCATGGACCGGCCGGGCAAGTTCCTGTCCATGGACGTGGACCGCGTCGTCATTGACGAAGCGAACCAGGTGTCCGTGACGGCCGTGGAGACTGTGGCCACCCGTCTGCGCGGGAAGGCTGCAACATACAAGCAAATGCTGTTGCTGACCAACCCGGACCACCCGGACCACCACCTTCTGAAGATGGCCGACGAAGGCCGGGCCCGGCACATCCACAGCCTGCACACGGACAACCCGTACCTGTACGACCGGAACGGCAACCCGACGAAGGCCGGAGCGGACTATCTGGCGCGGCTGGCGTCGCTGACCGGCGTCCGGCGGGCGCGGTACCTGGAAGGCAAGTGGGTGGCCGCCGAAGGCATGGTCTATGACGACTGGACTTCGTCCGTGAACGTCATTGACTGGTTCCCCATCCCGCGCGAATGGCCGCTGCTGCTGTCCGTGGACTTCGGGTACTCCGATGCGTTCGTGTGCCAGTGGTGGCGCATCGACCCGGACGGCCGTATGTACCTGACGCGTGAGATCCACAAGTCACAGGAACTGGTGGAGGACCACGCGCGCCACATCCTGGCCATCATGGAAGAGCACAAGGACACAGAGCCTGCGCCCTTCCGCATCGTGTGTGACCACCAGCTGGAGGACCGGAAGACGCTGGAACGCCACCTGAAGCGCCCCACGGTCCCCGCGAAGAAGCCGATCACCCGGGGCGTTCAGTTCGTCCAGTCCCGGGTCCGGCTGGCCGGTGACGGTAGGCCGCGCCTGTACGTCTTCAAGGACGCCGTGGTGGGCCGCGACGAAGTGGCGGAGCAGCGGCACACCCCGCGCGGCTTCGCCAGCGAAGTCCTGGGGTACGTGTGGGAGACGATCCGGGGCACCGACGGCATCCCGAAGGAACTGCCGCGCGACCTGAACAACCACAGCATGGACGCAGGCCGGTACGCGGTCGCAGAGATGGACTGGCACGAAGAATCGAAGGTGGGGAACCCTGCTGCCGCTCCGGCCGCCCAGCCGAAGGCAGGCAGCAAGTGGGGGACGCCGACCGGCCGTTGACATGTTTCCGCCCCGGGGTTGCACGTCCCGGGGCGGACGTGTACTGTCTTCCTTGTAAGCAACCACCGCGAAGGAAGAAGGACCCCATGGCCTACACCGCGAACAACCCGGCCGCTGTCTCCGTCATCATCGACGTGCTGGCCAGCATGGGCCTGGTTGCCGGTGACGCCCAGGACATCCGCGATGACCGACCGCTGGACGCCATGGTGGCCGTCCGTCGCTCCGGTGCCGTCAACGTGGTCGGCCTGAACGACAAGGCTGATGAGCGCATGACGGAGTACGCGGACCTGATCAGCTTCAAGTCCAACGTGGCCGGTGCCACCTTCGGACTCACCACGGTCAGCGGCTTCCCGGTCCTGGTGTGCAGCTGACACCAGCAGGACCACGGGCCCGGTTGCCACTGGCAGCCGGGCCCTTCTTCATGTCCGCTAAGCTGGTCCCGAACCACACCGGACGAAGGGACGGCCCCATGGCCACGAAGGCTTTTGCGATCAACACGGAACCCCACGTTGCCGACGTGGGCGGGACCCTGCTCCGCTTCCAGGCGGAGGTCATCGGCGCGGAGTTCGCGCAGGCTTACGCGGAGCTGCGCACCATCCAGCAGCGCGTCAAGGGCACGAAGGCGTCCAGCACGAAGCACGCGAAGGATGAGTCCCTGGACCCGGAAGTCCTGGTGGACCTGCACAACTCCATGCGCAAGTTCGTGCGCGGCTTCCTGCTGCCGGAGTCACACGACACCTTCGACAGCCTTCGTCTGCCGGACCGCATCCTGGTCCAGCTGATGGAGTGGGTGGCGGAGCTGTACGGCTCCGGCGCCAGCGGTGACGACGACCAGGACGGGGGAAAAGCGGACGCCCCTGGTGGGCAGTCTTCCGACTCCTGATCACCCTGGAAGGGTCCTGGGACATCTGGTTCGGGGACATGACCCTGAAGGGACTGGACCCCCGCCGGTGGGACCTGCTTCAGCTGCTGGCCGCCTTCGAAGCATCCATAAGGCAGAACAGCAAGGATGAAGCGTCGTGGAACAGGCTGCGCAGTGAGATCTACGCGGAGCCGAAGGAAGTGAAGGCGGAGCGCCGGGCAGCAGCCGCAGCCGGACGCCAGCCGGAGGCCAGGACCGGCGGCCTGTCCGTGGCCGACGCGGAAGCCATGCTGGCCGCCATGGAGGCCGAAGACGCTTCCTTCGGGTAGTTGGTCCACCGACACGCAGAACGGCCCCCAGCTTCCCGCTGGGGGCCGTTCTGGCGTCCGCCTACGACTGGTCCGGGACGACGATCCAACCAGGCTCCGGCATGGCCGCCGGATCATAGCCGCACGCGACCCACGCGCGCGCCAGCTGCTGGTCCCAGTCAGGCAGCTGCATGGCCTTCGTGTGCGGGTGCACCACCATGAAGCTGCCCAGCTCCACTTCCAACGTGTCGTCCTTGTCGCTGGCAATCAGGAACAGTTCGTCCCGGTCGTAGTCGCCAGCGGACAGGTGGCCGACGGCCGCCAGCCGTGGGTCCCGCAGGACGCCCGACGACTCCAGCCGGTCAGTCTCCGTCCAGCAGTACCCGGCGTACTGCTCCGCCGGGACGTGGACGCCGTACCCCATGTACGTGCTGGTGCTGGTTCCCATGACGTGGTCCTTCCGGTAAAGGGGAAGGGCCCCAGCCGGAGCTGGGGCCCTGGGGTGTTACCACCAGCTGGACTTCTTCTTCGCTGGCTTGCGCTTCGCGCTGGTCGTCCGCTTCTTCGCGGCCGTCTTCTTCGCGGCGGCACGCTTCTTCGGGGGCGACTTCACCAGGCCGCGCTTCGCGAAGCGGCTGCTGGCTTTCTTCGTGACGCGCCGGGCAACCTTCTTCGCCTTGCGCTTCACGGCCTTTTTCGCTTCCCGCTTCACGGCCTTCGTGAACATCCCCATGACGTCACCGACCAGTGCGAACGCGGGGGGCCGGAGCGGGGGCCGGAGCCTTCGGGGCGGACGGCTGCTTCACGGTGCCGCTGCCGCCCGGCTTCGTGGCGCCCGGCTTCTGGTTGCTGCTGCCCGTGGTGCCGCCCGGCTTCGTCATGTTCACCTTGCCCTTCGGGCTGACGGTGACGCCCGGCTTCAGGGTGCCCTTCTTCGGGTCCACGTACTTCTTCGGGATCACGGTCCCGGTCGGGCTGCCGTAGTGGTACACCCCGCCGACCACGTACAGGTAGACGTACCCGGTCCGGCAGTCGTCGTCCTACTCCGTGGAGCAGGCGGCCGTTCCGGCGACAAGGGCGCCGGTCAGGGCGACGGCGGCAGCTGCGCGCTTGACGTTCATGTGGTGTGTCCTCCGGTGGTTTCGGGTGGTGGTCCTGGTTGCGGTCAGGCTTTGTACTTCGACAGGGTGGAGCTGTTGCACGCCTTCGCGTACAGCCAGTTGCCCAGGATCGGGCAGACCATGGCCAGCAGAATGTGGACCTTGATGGACTGGCGACGCTTCACGTGCATCGCGGTCGGCATCGTCGGGTGCTGCGTGGCCATGGTTCTGTTCCGTTCCTTCGTTGTTCCCTGCGGTGTTGCCACCACTATGCATGACTGCTGGAGCCGATGTCAAGCCGGTGCGCCGTATGATGTGTGTGCAGCTGCTGGCGGTAGGCCGGGCCCCGTTCCGGTCGGCCCGTGGCGGCTGGCCCTGCCGAAGGGCGTAGGCATGTCCTGCAACTTCGTTGCCAACATCGACACCATCCGTGTCACCGAAGTGGACGCGTGTGGCAAGCCGGTGGTGGGCGCGGAAAACGCGTTCGTCACCAACTGTGTGGCCACCCTGGCCATGAACGTCGTCACCGACGACCAGGACGACAAGATCTTTCGCGCGGCGAACGGCAACCTGTGTGCCATCAAGCGCGGCTGCCGGACCCTGCTGGGGTACGACACGGAACTGACCGTCCTCCAGGCGTCGCCGGAGATGATCGGGATCATGACCGGCAACCCGGCGTACCTGGACGCGGCTGGCGAAACCGTCGGTTTCGATGACTGCTCCATCCAGTGCAACGCCGGGTACGCCATCGAATTCTGGGCGGAGCTGGCGGGCCAGGTCTGCTCCACCACGGGCGCCGTGAAGTACCTGTACGGCGTGCTGCCGTGGGTCACGAACGGCCTGCTGTCGGACCTGGAGCTGGGCGCGGAGGCCGTCAACTTCCAGCTGGACGGCTCCACCCGTGCGGGCGGCCAGTGGGGAACCGGCCCGTTCAACGTCGTCAACGGCACCGGCGGCACCCCGGCGAAGATGACCACGCCCCTGGGTGCGACCTGCCACCGGCGGATGCTCATCACGGAGCTGGCGCCCCCGGTCGCGTCCTGCGTCGCCGTGGCCGTCCCGGCGTAACCACCCCTGCAACGGGCGCGGCATCCTGGTGCCGCGCCCGTTGCACCACCCGCAACCACCTGCAATGAAGGGACCCAGCCGTGGCCATCCTGCCTACGGGTCCGTGCCTGCTGGATGCCTGGCAGCCGGACGAAGACTGCCTGAAGCTGCCGTCCGGCACTACCGACGAACAGAAGCTGTTCTGGAACCGCATCGCGGCGGAAGTCCTGTACATGCGCACCGGCCAGCGCTTCGGCCGGTCATGCCCCGTGGAAGTGCGTCCCTGCTACGGCGGGTGCGACGGCAGCAACGGTTACGGCTGTGGCGACCGCTGCCACTGTGGGCCGGAGCTGTGTCAGATCGAACTTCCGGGGCCCATCTTCGACATCACGGAAGTCAACATTGACGGTGTCGCCATCGACAGCATCTGTTACGTGGCGTATGACGGCCGCTTCCTGACGCTGAAGACGGAAGCCTTCCGGACGCGCCACCCGGAGCTGGCCGACAAGTACGGCGACTGCTGGCCGACGTGCCAGGACTTCACGAAGGTGGCGCCCAGCGTCGGCACCTGGTCCATCACGTACAGCACCGGCGTGGCCGCGCCCTTCATGGGCAGCGCTGCCGTGTCGGAGCTGATGAACCACTTTGCCGGGATGTGCGGCGGCTGCGGCTGCGGCACGGAGGCACGGCAGAACCTTCGGTCCCTGTCCCGTCAGGGCGTGGATCTGGAGTTCGCCGACCCCCAGCAGGTCTTCCAGGACGACCGCATTGGCCTGCCCATCAGTGACCTGTTCGTCCAGACGTACAACCCGGGCAAGCTGCCGCGTGCCATGCGGGTGTTCAGCCCGGACATGCCGCGTCGTCCGCGCATCGAACAGGGGTTCTGATGGCACTGGCAACGCTGGCCTTCCACCAGGCCGCCACGGACCTGCTGGACTGCGTGTGTGAACAGCTGGACGCCATCCACACCGAAGTGGCGGGACTGGCCGGTTGCCCGTGCCGGAAGATGGTCATTGCCGGGCAGGCGGCTGCTGACGGCTGCTCCGGCGACTGCACCACCCCGGGGCCGGGTGAGTGGCCGGGACAGCTCACCGTGGCCGTACAGCGGCTGTACAGCACCGACCGCAACACCTTCCCCAGGGAACTGTCCGTGGCGCGGGACGCGCGCAACTGCGCCCTGCCGGTGTCCGTGGCCGCGACCCTGGCCGTGACCATCTTCCGGTGCGCCCACGGGCCGACGGCCGGAGGCTGCCCGCCTACCCCCGAAGAGCTGTCGGGCGACGCCATGCAGGTGCACGCGGACATGGTCGCGGTGCAGCGTGCAGCGCTGTGCTGCTTCGGCGCGACGACCAGCCAGCGCAACGGGCGCCGGTACGTCCTGGGCGCCACCACCACCATCGGACCCCAGGGCGGCTGTGTCGGCTTCCAGACGCTTGTCACGGTGCTGCTGGAGAACTAGGACCACCAGCGGCTGGAAGGCCGCTAGAAGGGCAGGGGACGGCTTCATGAGTGCGTCAGTGCGTATCGACCAGTCCCGGCTTCAGCGGTTGCTGTCGGCGGTCGGCGGTCCGGGCAACCGCCTGCTGATCCGCAAGGCGGAGCGGGTGGCCGACCTGGCGCGTGCCTACGCGGCCGGTCACGGCTCCATCCCGGAAGGGATCACCGTGGGGCCGGTGGAAGGCAAGTCCATCAAGGTCATATCGACCAACCCCCACACCATCTTCGTCCACAACGGGACGCCACGGCACCCCATCCGGCCCCGGCGTCCCGGCGGGTACCTGCGCTTCCAGGTGGACGGCCGGACCGTCTACGCGCGCGCGGTGAACCATCCCGGCTACCGGGGGGACCCGTTCCTGACGAAGGCACTGCGCGACGCTGGGTGATCTTCCCGCGAAACGGCCACGTCTTCCCGCGAAACGCGGGAAGACGTTTGTGCAGGTCAGACGGCGTATGGGCCCAGATTTCCCGCGAATCCCGCGTTAGTTCCAACCTTCCACGTATACGGCAACGGACCGTATGTAACAGAACCATCACGCGGGCGCGCCCGCGCGCTGGGCACCAGGCCCCCGTGACACCACGTTCCCTTATACGCAGAAGGTTGGAACTATCGCGGGATTCGCGGGAAATCAAGCCCCATTCATGGCCTGACCTGCACAAACGGCTTCCCGCGTTTCGCGGGAACTTCGCGGGTACCCGGCGGCCGGTAAGCTGGTCCCAGCCACTGGACGAAGGGACACACCGCATGGAACACCTGGCCGTACTGGCTGCCCTGGGCTTCGCGTCGTACCGCGTGACTCAACTGGTGGTCTGGGACAGCATCCTGGACGGCTGGCGCGCGAAGCTGGAGCTGTGGCACGCGCGCAAGTTCAACAGCCGCACCCGGGCCTTCATCCGCGACCTGATGAAGTGCACCTATTGCGTGGGGTTTCACGCAAGCTGGCTGACCGTCCTGGTGTACCTGCTCAGCACCGGCAGCAACCCCGTGGGCAGCTTCAGCAGCTTCTGGCTGTTCGGCATCCAGTCCTTCGCCGTGGCGGGCGTCCAGGCCCTGCTGAACCGCTGGGACGACTCACGCCCCGGCCACAACCCGGAAGGCTGATCCATGGGCGCCATTCAGAGCATCACGGCGGCGGCCACCCGCATCCTGACGAAGAAGAAGGGCGGAGGCAGCAGCAAGACAGCTGACTCCGCGTCCACGGCGTGGGACATGTTCGACAGCGTCCCGGAGGTAGGGACCTACGCCGACTGGGTCAGCAACACCCTGGCCGGTGCCAAACTGTACGCGGGCAAGCGCGGGCCGGGCGGCGACGTGGAGCGGCTGCCCGACACCCACCGCGCCAGCGAACTGGTGCAGTCCATGGCCGGAGGCTTCGACGGCCAGTCGGTCATGTTGGGCGACTTCGGGACCCAGCTGGCCGTGGCTGGTGAAGCATGGCTGATCATCATCCCGGACCCGGAGGCCGACACCTTTGCGGGTGACCGCTGGGTGGTCCTGTCCACGGAAGAAGTCAAGGTCCAGCGTGGTGGCATCAAGGCCACCGTGGACGGCGACGAAGTGGAAGTCCCGGAGTACGACCCGGAGAATCCGCCAGCCGATGACGCGCCGGTGGCCATCCGCGTCTGGAAGGCGCACCCCCGCAACCACCAGCGCGCGACGTCGCCTGTCCTGCGGTCGCTGACCATCCTGGAAGAACTGAGGCTTCTGAACGCGGCTGTGGCAGCCATTGCCCGTTCCCGTATCACCGGCCGTGGCGTCCTGCTGGTGCCTGCTGGCGCCCGCTTCCCCAACGCCCCGGGTGCCGACTCCGCCGAAGACAGCCTGCTGGACACCTTCATTGAAGTGGCGTCCACGGCCATCCGTGAGCCGGAGTCGGCGGCGGCCACCGTACCGATCATCCTGGAGATTCCGGGCGACCTGATCACTGGCGTCAAATGGTTGCAATTCACATCAGAGTTCGACGCCATGGCCATCCAGCTGCGGGACGAAGCCATCCGGCGCTTCGCGACCGGCGCGGACGTCCCGGCGGAAGTCCTGCTGGGCATGGGCGACACCAACCACTGGGGCGCGTGGGCACTGACGGCCGAAGCGCTGCGCATGGGTGGCGAACCCCGGCTGGGCCTGGTGTGCCAGGCACTGACCACGGAGTGGCTGCGCCCCATCCTGGAGGCCGACGGGGACCCGGACGCGGAAGAGATCCTGGTCTGGTTCGACACAGCCGCGCTGCGTACGGCCAGCAACAAGGCCGCGTCCGCCCTGGAGGCTTTCAAGGAAGGGCTGATCAGCGCGGAGGCCGCGCGCCGGGAACTGGGCTTCACCGAAACCGACGCCCCCGGGGAAGAAGACAAGACGCCGGTAGAGTCTGACCAGCAGGACACCACAGACGAAGGGACGCTGCCCGTGGCAGAGACGCAAGCACCCCCGGCCGCACCGGACGTGAGCAACCAGCAGGCCGCCGTTGCGGCCAGCGCTGTGCTGGACGACTTCACGGCTGGGACGGATGCCGCGCTGGCGGAGGCCGTGGACGGCCTGGTGTGGACCGCGCTGGCGGTCGCTGGCCGGAAGCTGGTCAACACCCCGTTGGTCCCCCGGCCGGACCGTACGGCCGCGCGTGAGCTGACTGCCACGGCGACCGTTCACACGAAGCACCAGGTGCGTGGACGTGAGGACATCACGGCGTACCGGCTGCTGGAAGACGCATGGGTCCGGGTGCCGTCCGTGGCTGCCCGGTACGGCGTGGACGCGGTCGCCCTGGCCTCCGCCCTGGACGACTACGCCAGCGCGCTGCTGATCACCGGTCAGAGTCACAGCTTCGACAACGTCCCCCGGCTGCTGGCCCAGATGAAGCTGGGTGGTCGCCAGTGACTGACGACGAACTGGAAGCGCTGCTGGCCGACATGGAAGCCAGCCTGCACGCGGACGTGACGGCCGCCCTGGACCTGGTGGCCCAGGACTTCGCCGACGCCGTGTCGAAGGCGGACCGGCTGACGGCAGCCAGCTTCCGCGTGTCCCGCATCGGGGACATGTGGAAGCGCCGGACGGCGACCATCACCACGCGGCTGCGCAGCATCTTCCGCCGTGGCGCCCAGACGGCTGCTGACGCCGTGGACGACACGGTCCGCAACGATGACACGGCTGTGGCCCTGAACGCGTACCTGGCGGCCGTACAGCCGCTTCTGGACTCAGTCGGCACCCGGCTGGCGGAGGCCGCGACGAAGGCACTGGCCGATGGCCTGGAGGCCGGGGACGACACGGACGCCCTGAAGGCCAGGCTTCTGGAGGTCTTCGGCCAGGAAGGGCCCCAGCTGGGCCAGGGACGCGCTGACCGCATCGCCACGACCGAAGCCACGCGCGCCTTCAATGCGGGCGCCCTGGCGGCTGCTCAGGCCATGACAGGCCCGGACAAGCCGCTGGTGAAGCAGTGGGTTACCCGGCGGGACGACAAGGTCCGGGAAGCGCACGCCGATACCAACGGCCAGCTTCAGCTTCTGAACGACGCGTTCGACGTGGGCGGCACGCCCATGCAGTACCCGGGTGACCCGACGGCCCCGGCCGCCCTGACAATCAACTGCCGTTGCATCATGCGGGTGGCTGCCGCGACCCAGCAGGAAGGGACTGCCAGCATGGCGACCGATGACACCGACTTCCAGTCGTCCATGCCTCCGGCGCTGAAGGCGTACTGGCTGACCGGTGAGGGCGCGGCGAAGATCCGCTGGGGCACCCCGGGTGCCTTTGACCGGTGCGTCAGGAACCTGCGGGACGACTTCCCCCAGGACCCGGAAGGGTTGTGCGCCAACCTGTACCACGAAGCCACTGGCAAGTGGCCCGGCCAGGACCGTGGCCGCAACGCGGACGGCACCGTTCACACCGGTGCCATGGTTGCACTGCTCCCGTCGGACATGGACCTGGAGCGGCTGGCGCTGGAGGGCGGGGAAGCCGCTGACCAGCTGCACGTGACGATGTTCTACCTGGGCGATTCGGTCGACTGGGACGACGAAGCGCGCGGCCAGGTCATCAGCAACGTGGCGTACGCGGCCCGGCTGCTGTCACCGGTGCGCGGCCGGATCTTCGGGGGTGCGCTGTGGAACCCCACCAGCGACGAACCGGCTTACGTCTGGAACGTCGGTGACGACCAGGACAGCGACGGCAGCCGCCTGGCGGACGCCCGGTACGAAGTTCAGTACGCGCTGGAGGACCGGCACGGCGGGCCGGATCTGCCGCAGCAGCACAGTCCCTGGGTCGCGCACATCTGTGCCGCGTACGGGAAGGCTGACCTGGAGGCCATGGCGGAGCGGGTGGGGCCGGTCACTCTGGACCGTCTGGTGGTCGCGTTCGGCGGTGAGTGGACCATCCTGCCGCTGACCGGCGGCACCATGGCCGACGCGGAACCGGCGCTGGCCGATGTGGAGCCGGTGGCGCTGGAGGCAGCTCCACCCATGACCTGGTCCACGCCGGGCAGCACCGCGCTGGCGTTCGAAAACCAGCAGACCGGTGACGGTCGCGTGTTCGCCCCGGGCGCCCTGTACTGGGAAGGCTCCGGCCCGTGGCCGCTCCAGTTCGCCGAAGAGATGATGGGCGGCCACGACGGTGCCCGGCTGGCCGGTGGCATCCTGGGCATGGGCCGGGACGGCGACCGCATCGCGGCGCATGGCGTGATGTACCAGACCAGCGCGGGCTGGGAAGCCGCTTCCCTGCTGGCCCAGGGCGCCCCACTGGGCGTCAGCGTGGACCTGGATGACGTGGACCTGGAGATGGTGGACGCGTCGCCGGAAGGGGTCCTGGAGGCGTACTACGCCCGGCTGGCCACAGCGTCCCTGCTGCCGCTACCGGACGGAGGCTTCCGCCTGGACGGCACCACGGCTGCCGACGTCACCGCGTCCGGCCAGACGCTGGTGTCGGAGGCGTCCCGGATGTCCTTCCTGGTGCGTGCGGACGGCCGCGTTCCGGCGGCTGCCTTCGAACTGTCGGCTGCGGCCGGTGACGCTGACCGGCCGGACGGCCTGGTGGTGGACGCGCAACGCTCCGGTGACTACCTGATGCGCATCACGCGCGGCCGGATCAGGGGCGCAACGCTGGTCAGCATCCCGGCGTACGCAGACGCCCGGATTGTCCTGGACGACGCGGCTGGGTACGGCCTGGCCGCCAGCGCTGGCGGCACTGCAACGGCTTCCGCGACGTCGGATTACGATCGTGTGGTCAAGCACGTCGTACGGACGTCGCTGCCGTCAACGGCCGCAAGCGTGGCCCGGTACCTGAAGATTTCGATCACGGCCGCCCGTCGCCACCTGGCGCGCGCTGCACGGAAGGGTGATCTAGTGAAGTTGCACCGTGGAACGTACGTCGCACCGACCGCCACGGACGAAGACGACGACGCAACGGACGTCGCGGCCAGCGTTGCGGATGGCCTGGAGCTGGGCGACAGCCTGACCGCCTCCGCGTCCGGCAGCGTGGATCTGCCGGTGGCCGACCGTGGCACCGGCTGGGACGGCGACGCGGCGAAGCGGCGCGTTCTGGACTGGGCTAACGGGGACTGCGACAAGGCCGGGCAGGCGTTCGCCTACCGGGACGACTCCGTGGACGACTGCGCGCAGGCCAACGCGTGGAAGCTGGGGTACGCGGACGTCGTGGACGGCACGCTGACCATCATCCCGGAGGGCGCAGCAGCCGCCCTGGCGGCCGTGAACGGCGCCCGTGGTGGTGTGGACCTGGGCGACGACACGGAAGCCGTACGCACGAAGCTGGAGGCCGTCCGGGCGCACGTCAACGAAGCGACCGGAGGCGACGGAAGGGACGACATGGAAGCCAGTGCCTGGACCGCCATGCGCGGGATGCCCGCGATGCCTGCCGCGTGGTTCACCGACCCCACGGACCTGCTGGAGCCCGGAGGCCCCGGGGTCAACTACGCGGACGGCCGGATCTACGGTTGGGTGGCGCAGGCCGGGGAGCCCCACGCCGGTCACGCGAAGAAGATCACGATTGACACCCTGGGTAACATCGACACCACCCACTTCCTGCGCCAGCGCTTCATCCTGGACGACGGCACCACGGTGAAGGCTGGAGCGTTCACCATGAACGCCGGGCACCACCGTGACGGCGCGGAGTGTGAGACGGCCGCGTGTCAGTTCGATGACACGCGGACCGTCGCAGGCATCGTGACCGTCGGCATGTCGGACCGTGGGATGTGGTTCAGCGGCGCGGCTGCCCCGTGGATGAGCGACTGGGACCGGTCCGTGTTCATGGCCACCCAGCCGTCCTACCACATGAAGAAGGGTCCGTCCGGCAACTGGCAGCTGCGCGCGGTCCTGTCCGTGCCGGTGCCCGGCCACAGCAGCGCGCTGCTGGCGTCCGCCGTGGTGGAGCGCAGCCAGGCCGCCCTGACGGCCGCCGCGATGGTGGCCGAAGTGGACGACGCCATCCAGGCGGAGCAGGACCGGCAGGCGACCGACGCCGACGCGCAGCCGGAGCAGGTCACCGCGTCGGTCGCCATCGACTACGACCGGCTGGCGGACAGCCTGGTGGCCGCCATGGCGCGCGCGGAGGCGAAGAAGCTGACGGAAGCGGCGGAGCTGGAAGAGCTGCTGGCCGAAGGCCGTACGATGGACGCTGTCAACCACCAGACCGGAAGGGCGTAGCAATGGCTTGTGGGTGTAACAAGGGGCGTGCCGCTGTCACTGCGGACGGGACACCGGTCCCGGCGGGGACGTACCGCGTGATGGTGGCGGACCGCCAGGTGTACGAATCGTCCAGCAAGGAAGCGGCGGACATGGTGGCTTCCAGCTTCACCAACGCCACCGTGCTGGCCCCCGGCCAGTAGGCGACAAGCAACCACGGACGTGCCCGCGCCCTGCCGCCAGCAGCTATCATGTGAACCAGCGCGCTGCTGGCGGTAGGCCGGGTGGTCCCTTCACAGAAAAGGACTAGGTCACCCCATGGCCGACATCTACGAACTGCCCGACGACATCACCCAGCTGTCGGACGAAGAGCTGGACAGCAACCTGTCCGCTGCCGTCCGGTCCTTCAAGGCCGTGTCGGACACCGACGTGGTCACCCCGCAGACGCTCCCCACCCTGCGCACCCTGAAGGCGTCCATCACGGCGCTGAAGGGTGAGCAGAAGGACCGTGAGGACGCGGCCCTGGCTGCGGCGGCTGAGATCGACCAGCTGTCGGCAGACGTCTTCGGCGACGCCGACGCGACCGCTTCCGCCGACGGTGAGGGCGACGACGCGGAGGGCGACGCCGACGCCACGGCTTCCGCCGACGGTGAGGGCGACGACGCGGACGCGTCGGCCACCCAGGACGCGGCCCCGGCCGCGACCGCCACGGCTTCGGCTGCCGCTCCGGTCCGCCGGTCCCAGATCAGCCTGGCCGCCGCGCGTGCGAAGCAGGGCGCGAACGGCAATGGCCTGGCGAAGTACCTGCCGTCCGCCGACGCCCCCAGCCAGGTGACCCTGACGGCCGCCGTGGACGTGCCCGGCTACCGTCCCGGCCAGCAGATGGACAGCATCGGCGACATCGCCGAAGGTCTGATGCGGCGCGCCCAGGGTCTGAAGACGGCCGGTGGCGGCACCGGCATGGTCGCGTCGTATGAGATTCCGTTCGGTGAGCGGCTGACCATCAACGATGCGTCCAGCGCCCCGGAGGGCACCACCGTCATCCAGCGGGCGGCCGACCAGCGGGCGCTTCCCCAGGGCGACCTGATCGCCTCCGGCGGCTGGTGCGCCCCGTCGGAGACGCTGTACGACATCGCCGCGCGCGACTGCGCGGACATGCTCTGGGACCTGCCGGAAGTCCAGATCAACCGTGGTGGCGTCCGGTACTACCAGACTCCGCTTCTGGACGTCGCGGCCATGACCTGGGAGTGGACGGAGGCCCAGGACATCGCGGCGGCCACGGCCGGGGGCCCCACGAAGCCGTGTTTCACGGTCCAGTGCACCAACCCCGTGGACGTGCGCGCGGAGGCCGTGGGCGTCTGCCTGAAGTACGGCATCCTTCAGTCCCGGTACTTCCCGGAGCTGATCGAAGCCAACGTACGGAACAGCATCGCGGCGCATGAGATCCGCGTGAAGCAGGTCGCGTACAACACGGCCCGCAACGCTGTGCCGGTCGCCAACCGGCTGACGATCCCGGTCAGCTTCGGCGCCTTCAGCGCGGTCTACGGCGCCGTGGCGCTCCAGGTCGCGGACATGACGGAGCGTCTGAACCTCTGCATGAACACCAACCTGGAGGTGGTGTTCCCGCTGTGGGCGAAGAACATGTTCCTGGCGGACATCGCCCGGCAGCAGGGTGTCAAGCCGCAGGATCTGGCCGCGAACATCATCCAGGACGCGTTCACCCCGCTGGGTGTCCGCGTGCAGTGGGCGCGCGGTCTGGCGCCGGACGTCCCCACGAACATCGGCAACGCGACCCCGGCCACCGGCTGGCCTGCGGACCTGGAGTTCATGATCTACGAAGCGGGCGCCTTCGTCCTGGGCCGTGGCCCGTCCATCGACCTGGGCGTCATCACGGACAGCACCCTTCTGGCCACGAACGACTTCCAGCAGTTCAGCGAAGAGGGGACGCTCCTGATCGACCGTACCGGTACCGCCCGGCGCGTGACCGTCACCGTCTGCCCGACCGGCACCGTGGGCGCCGTTCCCACCACGCCGTTCGCCTGCCCGGTTGCCTGATCCGGCACCCAGCAGCACCCGAAGGGCCCCGGCCACAAGCCGGGGCCCTTCGGCCGTTCCGTCGCGATACCATGACGGGGGACTGTCCCGTACCAGGAAGGTGGCACGATGCCAGCAGTTGGAAACCGCGCGGCAGTGCCGCCGATCGCCTCCGAACCGTCGCCCCATGGTCTGCTGGGCGGCTGCGTGGAAGTCGTCTACACGGACGACATGCACCAGCTCATGGGAACCGACATGCAGGGCAGCAGCTGCGCCCAGTCGAACCCGTGGCAGGACTGCCCGGACCCGTCAGCCGGGTGGACCAACCCGGCCAGCAAGACCTTCGACCGGCCGGACCAGTGCAGCTTCGCACCGTGGACCGCGTACGCCGGTGTGGAGTGTTCCACCATCGGCCTGACGCGGGATGAGCTGAACCAGCGCGCCCTGGACCAGCTGGCGCGCGGTGAACAGCGCGTCTGGGAGCAGCAGTTCATGCGCTTCTGGCTGGCGCCCACCGTTCAGGCGGCCACGACCGACCTGACTCCGGCCGCCGGTGCGCTGCACATCGCCCAGGGTGTCGGGGCGCTGGAAACCTGGCTGGCCCAGAACTTTGGCGGCCAGGGCATCCTTCACGCGCCGATCGGTACAGCCGCGCTGCTGGCCATGCACCGGCTGGTGGACGCCGACGCGGACACCTGCCCCACCACGTTGGCCGGTAACGGCGTTGTGCTGGGTGCCGGGTACGCGTCGAACATCGGCCCGGACGGCAACCCGGCTCCGGCTGGTGAAGCCTGGCTGTACATCACACCCCCGCTCCGCGTCCGCCGGGACCAGCCGTTCCTGGTGGACACCGGCAACCACTACGTGAACACCCGCACCAACGACCAGCGCGCCCTGGCTGAGTCCACGGCCGTGGTCGAAGTGGCCTGCTGCATGGCTGCCGCTGTCCGCGTGTCCCTGACCGCATGCCCGTGACCCTGGAAGAAGAACTGACCGTGACACAGCTGATTCACGTGGAGCCTGCGCCGGAGCAGCGCGCCAGGTTCGCCCGCTGGGGCCTGGACATGTTCGGCCACATCGACACCACGTCCACCGGCTTCAACGTGCCGGTGGACGCTTACCCGTCCATTCCGAAGGCCCTGCTGGAGGGCGCCTACGTGGACGGCTACCTGTACCGGGGCGCGGACCCCGTACCGGCCGTCAGGCCGGACGGCAGCAAGCCGCCGGAGGCGAAGGCCACCCGTGGCGGGAACGGCCGCCAGAAGGGCACCCAGCACCGTTCCCGGGTGCGCCAGTCCACCCAGCCGGGCGCGGCGAAGCAGGGCGGCCAGAAGGACACAGCCGTCCAGGACGTCGTCCTGGGTGAGGCCAGCCAGGAAGGAAGCGACAGCCAGTGACCACACCCGCGTTCGACCCGCAGCCGTGCACCGACGGCAACGGCAACACGATCCCTTGCCCGGAACCCCAGCTGTTCCACCGGACCACGACCAGCACCGGTCCCGTGGAACACCCCGGACGTCAGTACGACATCACGCTTCCGATCAACCCCGGCTTCGCCGTTCAGTCGCTCCAGGTGGACAGCACCACCCACGCGGCGAACATCACGTGGGAAGTGGACGACCCGGACGGCGAACGGTTCCGTCAGGCCCTGTCCGCGTCCAGCGTGACCTTCAACGCGCGCAGGTCCCCGGCCGTCACCGTCCTAGGCATCAGCGTCCTGTCCGCGCCACAGCCTGCGGTGGGCTTCACGGTCCACGCCCTGGCCATCGAAGCAGGGTGACCACAGCCGGATAGACTGACTGGGACTGCTGCGCGTTAGGCCGGGTCCCAGCAACCACCGGAAGGGACCAGCCCGTGGCGGACGAAGAGCTGGGCGAAGGCTCAGTCCGGATCACCCTGGACGACTCCACGGCAGACGCGGACGTATCGCGGCTTGCCGACCGGCTGGAACGTGCGCTGGACCGGGCAAGCCGTGACGCTGGCCTTCGCATGGAACGCAACATCAAGGCAGCCGTCCGGCGGATCACCCCCATCCGGCTTCGGGTGGAAGCGGACCTGCGCGCCTTTGAGCACAGCCTGAACACGCTGAACAACCTGGGCAGCGCGCCGGTGCGCGTCACGCCGGACGTGGACCGGGCCCAGTTCGAAGCGGCCATTGAAGCCGCGCTGGCGGGACTGGAAGTCAGCGTCAACGTGGTGCCGGACATGGACGGCTTTGACGCGCGGATCCGGGCGCACAACCCGCCGGACGTTGACGTGGACGTGAACGCCAACGTGGACACGGACCGCTTCAGCCGCGCGCTGTCCGGCATCGGCCGGGCGGTCGGCCGTCTGGGCGGCCTGGCCACCAGCGCGGTACGCATCGGCGCTGTCGGCATCGCGGCGGCCGGAGCTGTCCAGGGCGTGGTGGCGCTGGGTGCCGCGCTGGCGCCCCTGGCCGGAGCGCTGGCCGCTGGCCCTGCGGTCATGCTGGGCTTCGTGGCCGCGTCCAACGCGCTGAAGCTGGCCCTGTCCGGCGTCAGCGACGCCTTCAAGGCCGGTCTGACCGGCGACGCTGCCGCGTTCGAAAAGGCCATCAAGGATCTGTCCCCGGCCGCTCAGGCTGCGGCGAAGGAAGTCCGCGCGCTGAAGCCGCAGTTCGAAGAGCTGAAGTCCACCGTCCAGGACGCGTTCTTCAAGCAGCTGGAAGGCCAGATCACCGGTGTGGCGAAGGCACTGGGCGGGCCACTGAAGACCGGCCTGTCCAACATCGCGGGCAACTTCGGCCTGGCCGCCCAGCGCATCGCGGAATTCCTTCAGACGTCCATCGGTATCCAGGCCGTCACAAACGTGCTGAAGGGAACCGACCAGGCGACGAAGGGACTGGCAGCCGCTGCCGGTCCGGTCGCGGCTGGCTTCCTGCGGGTGGCCGGGTCCGTGTCGGCTGCGTACGGGCCGAAGCTCCAGGACGCGCTGGCGAACACCGGCGCCCGCTTCGGCAACTTCCTGGGTGAGGCTGCGGCCTCCGGCCAGGCAGTCGCGTGGGTCCAGGGCGCGGTGGCCACCTTCAAGCAGCTGGGGCAGCTGCTGGGCAACATCGGCGGCATCCTGTCCGACGTCTTCAGCCAGGCCAACGCCGTGGGCGGCGGCTTCCTGAACAACCTGATTGCCATCACGGACAAGTTCCGTGAGTTCACTTCGTCGGCGGCTGGTCAGGAAGCCATTGCCAACATCTTCAGCACCCTGGCGGCCGTGGCCTCACAGCTGGGTCCCATCTTCGTGGCGCTGGTCAGCACCGTGGGGCAGATTGCGCCCGCGCTGGCGCCCCTGTTCACGACCATCGGCCCGGCCATCACGGGCCTGATTCAGGCACTGGGACCGGCGCTGGCGGCCATCGCCCCGGGCCTCCAGGCGCTGGTGTCCGGCCTGTCCGACGCGCTGGGGCAGCTGAGTGACAGCGGCGCGCTGGCGGCCGTCGGTGAGGCCATCGGCGCCATCGGTACCGCCATCGCGCCACTGCTGCCGGTCATCGGCCAGCTGGCCGGTGCGCTGGGCAACATCCTGGGCCCGGCTGTGACGGCCATCGCGCAGGCACTGACACCCGTGATCACGGCCATCGCGGACGCCTTGATGCCGATCATCCCGCCACTCACGGACGCCTTCACCACGCTGGTCACCGCGCTGACTCCGCTGGTGACGCTGATCGGTACAACCCTGGCCCAGGTCATCGACGCGGTGGCGCCACTGCTCCAGACCGTGGCGGAGCTGTTCGGCCAGGTGGCGGAGGCCCTGACTCCACTGATTGAGCAGATCACTTCAGCCCTTGTGCCCATCTTTGCCCAGCTTGCCCCGATCATCAGCGCCATCGTGGCCGCACTGATCCCACTGGTGGAAGCCATCGTGGCCGCACTGCTGCCGGTGCTGCCTCCGCTGATTGATGCCTTCCTGGCCATCGTCAACGCGCTGACTCCGCTGCTGCCGGTGGTCGGCCAGCTGGTTGTGGCGGTCGCCGGTCTGGCCACGGCGCTGATCCCGGTCATTGCGCCGATCATCCAGTTCGCGGCAGAGATCCTGAAGTGGCTGGCCATCAACGCCGTGGTACCGATCATCGAAACCGTGGTGTCCGTTATCTCCGGAATCATCGGAGTCGTGACGAATGTGATCACGGCCGTGTCCGGCTTCGTCACTACCGTGGTCGGCTTCTTCAGCAACTTCAGTTCCAACGTGTCCAGCATCGTGTCCGGCTTCGTCTCCACGGTAACCAGCTTCTTCAGCGGGCTGTGGTCCACGGCGTCGTCCCTGTTCTCCACCGGCGTGTCCACCGTGGTCAGCTTCGTGGCAGGGCTGCCCGGCCGCGCCCGCTCCGCCATCAGCAGCCTGGTGGGCGCCATCGGCGGAGTGGTGACGAACGCCTGGAACTCTGCGAAGCAGGCCGTGACCACGGGCATCAGTAACGTGATCACCCTGGTGCGCGGACTGCCCGGCAAGGCAAAGGCTGCCCTGTCCGGCCTGGCCGGTGCGCTGGTGTCCGCCGGTGCCGACCTGATCCGTGGCTTCATCAGCGGCATCAAGTCCATGGCCGGGTCCCTGGTGAGCGCGGCTAAGGGCGTGGTGAAGGGCGCCGTGGACGGAGCGAAGTCCCTGCTGGGGATCAACTCCCCGTCCCGCGTGTTCATGGAAATCGGTAAGTTCGTCGGCCAGGGCTTCATCAAGGGCATGACCGGCACGGCCGACCAGATCAAACGGACGGCGGAGGATCTGGCCGCGAAGGTGCGCAACGCCTTCAAGGGCAAGAACACGAAGCTGGACGACAACCTGATTAAGTCGATCAACGCGACGTCGAAGCGGCTCCAGCAGCTGGCCAACCAGCGGGACGCCATCGCGGCGAAGATCAAACAGGCTAACGAATTCGCTGCCCAGACCAGCCAGGCCGCACTTCAGTCCTTCAGCCTCCAGAACCTGGCGAAGTCGGGCGGGGGCGTGACTGGCCTGATCGACGGACTGGACGCGGCCGTGTCCCGGATCAGGAAGTTCAACGGCCAGATCAACAACCTGGCGAAGCGTGGCCTTCGCAAGGATCTGCTGTCCCAGATCATCGGACTGGGGCCAGACCAGGGCGCGGCACTGGCCGACCAGCTGAACAAGGCCAGTGACAGCCAGCTGGCCGACCTGAACGAAGCACAGAAGCAGCTGGACGCGTCGGCGAAGAAGCTGGGCAAGGACAGCGCGAACAACCTGTTTGACGCCGGTAAGCAGGCGTCGAAGGGCTTCCTGGCCGGTCTGAAGGACCAGCAGAAGGATGTAGAAGACCTGATGCTGTCCCTGGCCAAGGGGATGGCGAAGGCCATCCGGAAGGCACTGGGCATCAAGTCACCGTCCCGCGTCTTCCGCTCCATCGGCCGTTTCACCATGGACGGCCTGAACGTCGGCCTGCAAGACCGGCTGCGCCGGGTCGTGCAGACGTCCCAGGGGGCGGCTAACGCCATCACGCAGCCGTTCGGTGCCGCACCTTCCCTGAACGTCGGATCGGCCCCCAGCGCGGCATCTGTGGCCTCCGCGACCGGAGGCAGTGGCGGGGGCGGCCGGTCGGTCACCATCGCCCCGGGGGCCGTGGTCATCAACCAGGTGTCCGACACGGACGACACGGCGCGTCGCGCGGTCAACCGCCTGGTGGCCGCTGGCGGCCTGCTGTAGGGCCTAGCAGGACGGGGCCGGAGGGTTTCCCCTCCGGCCCCGTCCTAGGGCTTCAGGCGCCCAGCGTGGCCTTCCAGGCGTCCCGGCTGATCGGGGCGAAGTACCCGTCCGTGTCGGCCAGGCCGTCGGACACGTACCGGGTGTACCCGGCTTCGTCCTCCGGCTGCCACTCCATCAGCCGGGCGGCCTGGCGCTTCAGCACCGGCGCGGCGTTCGCGGGGTGCCGGGGGTCGCTGGGGCCGAAGAACACGACCTTGCCCATGCTGTTCACGTACCGGTACCGGCCGGGGTTGGCCGCGCCCTTCGCGGCCAGCTTGTCGGCTTCCTGGGCCAGCAGGGCACCCGCTTCCCGGACCTGCGCCACGGCGTCACCGTACTTCGCGGCCAGCTCCGCCAGCTCCGGGTCCTGGACGGCTTCGGCGACCGCGTCCCAGTCGGGCGTCTGGACCGGGGCTGCCTGGTGGTCCTGGGCGGCCTGCGCCTGCTGCTCCGCCCAGTCGTTCGCGGCGTCCAGGTACTCAACGGCCCAGTCCTGCGCTTCGCGGGTGCTGATGCTGGCGACCTGCTTCGTGGCGACGATCCGGCCGCCGATGTGCAGGCTGGCCGTGCCGTCCGTGTCCAGCGTGACGTAGACGCGCTGGCATTCAACGATCATCGGTCGGCTGTCGCGGATGGTGCGGGCGCCCGGCTGGTTCACGGTGATCTGCATGGTGTCCGTCCTTCGGTTCGTTCCTGCGGTGTGCCACCAGTATGCACCACGCAGGCAGGAAGATGCAACCCCGGCCTGGCTTCCCGCGAAGTGGCCGGGCCTTCCCGCGAAACGCGGGAAGCCATCGTTGCAGGTCAGATGGTATGTAGGCCCGAAGTTCCCGCGAATCCCGCGTTTATCTGAACCTCTCACACATACGGCAACACGGGGCCACGGGTCACAGACTGATCATGCGGGCGCGCCCGCGCGCTGGGTGTCCCACACCCATGGGTCCCGTTGCCGTATACGTGGAAGGTTGGAACTAACGCGGGATTCGCGGGAAATCTGGGCCCATACGCCGTCTGACCTGCACAAACGTCTTCCCGCGTTTCGCGGGAAGGTCCGGCCGTTTCGCGGGACGACCGCGCGCTTTGGCCGGTAAGCTGGTGACACCACCAGGACGAAGGGACCCAGCGTGAAGCTGAAGTACCGGATCTTGCGCTGGCTGGGCGTGGTGAGCCCTTCCGGCGCCTACCCCCTGCCTCCGCGCTGGGCCATGTCGAAGCAGGGCCGCGCCCGCTGGTACCCGGAGCATGAACGCGACTACGCACGGGACGCGCTGGCCGGGCAGGCTGCGAAGGTCCAGGCGCTGGGCCACGGCAGCGTGGCCGCCGGTGGCAGCATCGGCACCGTGGTGACCGGCCAGCCGTGGGCCGCCGACGTCGCGGCCGGTCCCATCCCGCGCGGAGCGCTGACGCGCTTCAGCACCGGTGACCCCCAGCACGAACACGGAAGGACGTCAGCGGGCATCTGCGGGCCTGGCGGAGACGCGGGGGCGTCCTGCTTCGACCGGCACCCGTACGTCCCGGAGGCGGACAGGGAGCAGCCTTGCTGACCGACTACGCGGCCGTAGGGTCGCAAGAGCTGTGGAACCAGGCGCGCCTGAAGGCGTACCTTCAGAACGTCGGCAGCCCGTTCACAACCGGCGCGGACATCTGCTCATGTGACACGATCACCCCGGCGCTGCTGGCCGACGGCACGGACGACGGAACCCCCACCACCGGCTACGACACCCCGGAGCAGGACCCTGCGCCCTGGTACGATCCGGACCTTCCGGACACGGGGGAGTTCCTGGGCTTCATGGTGCTGGACGTCAGCGGCCTGAACGACAACCCCCGGGCGCGCAACGTCACCAACGCCGTGGGTGGTGGTGGCGTCTTCGGCCCCGTCCGCGCGCTGCCGCGTACGATCACGGTTACCGGCCTGCTCATTGGCACTACGTGCTGTGGAGCGGAGTTCGGTATGCACTATTTGTCGGAGGCATTGGCCGGGTGCACTGACGACCTGTGCGACGGCGACTGTTTCACCATGTACAACTGCTGCCCGGAAGCCGGTCTGACGAAGGCGCAGTTCGACGCGGCGCACCGGCGCACCTTCCGCAGGACCGCCCTGGTGGACGGCCCTCACGAAGTGGAGCGGACGGGTACCGGCAGCTGCCAGCGGTCGCAGTGCGCGGCTGGCGGGGACATCATCCAGGTGGAATTCACCCTGGTGGCCGCGTCCCCGTGGCCGTGGGCCGACACGGTCCCGCTGCTGGACGTCGGCCTTCCCATCGGCGGCACCGGCGACTGTATCGAATGGTGCCTGTCCCCCAGCCGGACGCTTCAGTTCGACCTGACCGGCCGCACGTGCGTCGGTGGAGAGTGCACGCACGCACCCTGCAAGTCGGTGGTGAACGCGTGTGCGGACCCCCGCAACCCCGTGCCGACGCCTCCGCAGCCGGTGGCGCCGGAGGCGTCGTTCTGCATCCCCATTGCCAGTGAGCGGGCCTGTTACACGATCGACCTGGCCGACCGGCCCCAGTGGTCCAGCGACGTCCCCATGATCACCATCACTGCGGGCAGCCAGGAACTGCGGAACGTCCGCGTCAGCTTCTACGAACGCAAGACGGGCGACACCCGCACGTGTGAGCAGATTGCCGAACAGGAACGGTGCGCACCCCAGAATGACTTCGTGATCACGTACGTACCGCAAGGTGCCTCCGTCACCATTGACGGCCAGATTGGGCGCGCCACGATGGACTGTGGTGGGGAGTGCCAGGCCGCGTCCACGGTGTTCGGTGACCAGGACGGCGGGCCGGTGCGCATCAACGAACTGACGTGCGCCGGTTACTGCGTCTGCCTGGAGACGGACCCGAACTTCCCGCCAGCGGCGGACGCACACTTCAGCCTGTCCATCAGCGGCCGGGGGTACTAGCACATGTCGGTTGGTTGCGCAAGCCACAGCTACACCATCACGGACAGGGACGGCGGCCTAGTGAATGCCTCCGGCATCCTGACGGACGTGGAGTACAACCGGCTGCTGAACGACGCGTCCACGGCCACGGTGACCATCGGCGTGTCCGGCCCCAGCTGCTGTGCTGAGCTGGGGAACGTACGGTCCTGGCGGCACCAGCTGAACATCTACCGGAACGATGCGTTCATGTGGTCCGGCTACATCACGAACGTGGACTGGGACCGGGACAAGGTCGTGGTGGACGCCACGGACCTGGTCGGCCTGCTGGACCGGCGCGTCCCCCATCAGGACTTCGCGTTCACGGCCACGGACATCACGGAGATTGCGCGCCAGCTGGTGGAAGACGGCCTGGCGCCGGACGACCCCGGGCACACCGTAACGGTCATCGGTACCGCCGGTGTGGAGGGCGGCCGGAGTTACAGCCAGAACATCGGCCAGACGGCTGACCATCTGCGCGACCTGGCGGACACCGGCCTGGACTTCACAGCCGTCGGCAACAACCTGGTGATCCTGCCGGACGGATTCTGCGACGTGGTGGGGCGGCTGGCGGACGAAGACTTCCCGGCGGGCCTCACTGTGTCGGAGGACGGGGCCAGCCTGGCTACGCGGTACATCGTGGCTGGGTCCGACGACTCCGGCGCGGTGGGTGTAGCGGGCGGCACGAACGCGTATTACGGCCTGCTGGAGGTCTACACCGAACAGACGTCCATCACGGACCAGGCAGCCGCTCAGGCAGCCGCTGAAGCCGCGCTGAAGGCCGCCCTGTCTGTGCCAGTCTTCATGGAAACGAACAACATCACGCTGTCCCCCACGGCCAACGTGGAAGTGGTCAGCCTGGTCCCCGGCTGGTGCGTCACGGTGACGTCCGATGCGACGTGCCGGACGGTCACCCAGACACTGAAGATCACGGGTCTGAAGGTCAGCGAAGACGGAGGCAGCGGGGACACCCCGGGCCAGGAACAGATCATCCTTCAGCTGACCGCGACCGGCAACGAACTGGAGGTGACTAGCTGATGGCGCGTCGCAGCAGCGCAACGCGGAAGCTGCCCGGCAACGCACTGGGCAGCGTCCTGCGCGACACAGCGCGGCAGGCACGCAGCACCACGCGACGCAGTACGTCTGTCCCGGGCCCGGCCGGTGCAGCTGGAACGCCAGATCCGACGGGTGCAACGGGCCCGGCTGGTCCCGCAGGTCCGGCAGGTGCAACGGGTGCGATGGGGCCCCAGGGTCCGCGTGGCGTGGGCGCCGTTGCAGCCAGCAGCGCGTTGCGATCCGACGCAGCAGGGAACGTCAGCTGGGTGTACGGTGCGACGCTGTCCGCAACGCCGGTCATCAACGCAACGGTGGTTGAGTCCACGTACCCGTACAGCGTCACCATCGTGTCCGCAACGAACACCACAGCCGTGTTGCGGGTGCAGCGCTTCACCGGCGGGACCTTCGTCCCGTGGGAAGGCATCCGGCTTCACCTGGTCGCGTACCTGTGACCTAGATCAACAAGCCATCAGTAGTGGCCAGGATGACGTTAAGGGCTGCGTCCGGGAAGTATTCCCGGCCCCGGACCGGCTGGACGCCAGCCAGCTTCAGCAACCGCATCAGTTCCTGTTCGGTGGACAGTGCCTCACCTTCCGGCAGCGCGGCGAACACGCGTAGCACGGTGGTGAACCCGTCCCGGTGATGGTCCCGCAGCCGGGGGCGGGGGTCACCGGACGTGACGCCGAACTTCACCACGCCAGCCACCGTGTCATGCACCACGTAGAAAGCATCCCAGGACGCCCCACGGCAGGCGACGCAGCCACCCTTCCCCTGGCTGATGTTCGCAGGGCTGGGGTGGCACAGGTGCCCGTGCGGGCATGTCGCCGCGTAGGGCGTCTCCACACCACGCCAGGTGAACCCGTCGGCCAGCGTGAAGCCGTTGTCCTGTATCCAGACCAGGAACCGGTCCTTAGCAGCCTTGCTGTCCTTGCGGCGCAAGCCACGGTTGACGTAGCTGCACGGCTCACACCCGCTACGCCCAGACTTCAGGCTGTATGGGATCAACACCGTGGCGTGGCCCTTCGGGCAGGTTGCCCCGTACTTGCCACGCATGCCCGACCAGGTGAAGTCATCAGCCAGCGTGAAGCCGTGGTCCTGCACCCACGTGGCGAACCACGCCCGTGCCTCCGCGCTAGACTGGCGTTGGCGCTTTGGCCTGCTGTTATCCATGCGTAGATAGTACCAGGCTCCAGACCGCCCCAGGTTGCTGGGGCACAACCACCAGGGGTGATCTGCCATCGCAAGGGTGTGCGTTGACTCAACATTCTTCAACATCGACGGCAGCGGGAACCTGACCTTCAAGCGGGAATCCGTCGGCCTTCAGCGGCTGCTGGTGTTCCAGGGTGGCGGCACCACCACGTCCACCTTCAAGAAAGCCGACTATCCGGGCCTGACGCGCATTCGGGTGCGCGCGGTCGGTGGCGGTGGCGGTGGCGCCGGTGCGAACGCTGACACAGGCCAGTCCGTGGCGCGCGCTGGCGGAGGCTCCGGCGGCTACAGCGAAAGCGTCCTGAACGCGTCGGACCTAGGCGCGTCGGAGACGATCACCGTGGGCAGCGGCGGGGACGGCGGGATCAGCAACGAAGCTGGTAAACCAGGCCAGTCATCCAGCTTCGGCGGCTTCGTGGTCGCCCTGGGCGGTGGCGGCAGCGCGGCCAACATGCCGTCCGGCACCGGCGCGCGTACCGCGACCGGCGGCTACGCGGCCGGTCGCGGTACCGGCCAGATCCGGCTGGAGGGCGGGAACGGCGGACCGGCCTACGCGGCTTCGCCCCAGACGGCCGTGTCCGGCTTCGGAGGCAGCAGCGTCCTGGGCGCTGGCGGCCAGGGCATGGGCAGCGACCAGAACGGCGTCAACGGCAGCCTGTACGGCGGCGGAGGCTCCGGCGCATCGTCCATCGGCTCCCGCCGCAACGGTGGCAACGGCGCCAGCGGCTGCGTGCTGGTCGAACTCTTCTTCTAGGGATAGGAAGCAACCATGGCAAGGTGTGGGTGTGGCGGAGCCTGCCAGTGCGCCCTGACCGCTGGCGACAACGTCACCGTCACCGGCTCCGGCAGCGCAAACAACCCGTGGGTGATCAACGCCCACGCTGACTGTGCCGACGTCCGGGCGTGCCTGTCCAACGGCTGCGGTATCACGTACAACGCGACGTCCGGCGCCATCAGTGTGGACATCAGCGAAGACGCGAACAACGCGCTTCAGTGCCGCGCCAACGGCCTGTACGTCGGTGCCGGAGCAGCCACCGTGACGGCCGGGTGCGGCCTCACCGGCAACGGCTCCGTGGGCAGCCCCATCCGGGCGAACACGCAGACGTGGCCGTTCGCGTGCGACCTGGAGGACAACGGCCGGGGCGTCTACTGCGGCAGTGACGGCCTGCTGTACACGGACCCGGACCGGCTGATCGACTTCTTCACGGACAGCGTGAATGAGATCGTGCCGGGCGCGAACGGCATCGCCGTGCCGACGGCCACGGACACCGTGGTCCGCACCATGCAGCTGTCCGTCACGAACCCGGACCCCTGCCGTGACGCGTGGATTCAGCTGTGGCAGGACGTGGACATGGACATTGACCTTCCCCCGGGCGGACAGGCCATGTACGGCATTGACGGTGACGACCTGTGGCAGTTCGAAAACCCCGGCGACACCACCATGTTCAGCGTTCACACCCAGTCCGGCAAGATGTGGTCGCTGTCCGTCGCGGCCGGTGCAACGCTCAACATCAACATGGATCTGACCGCAGGTCTGGGCCGCAACAACGCACGGATCCGGCGCATTCAGCGCACCATGCGCGCGTGGGTGTTCAGCCGCAACTGACCGACGCAGACGCCAACCACCACCTGATGAAGGGAACTCACCATGGCCGATGTGACGGTCTACTGGAAGCTGGCCGACGGCGCCCTGATCGAAAAGACGTACGACGACAGCCACGCGGCGCCTACGCCTCCGGCCGGTGCCACCGTCCTGACACTGGCCCAGTACAACACCCAGGTGGCTGCTGTACAGGCCGCGTACCAGACGCAGCAGACGAACACCCGCGCGACAGAGGCCACGAACAACAAGCTGCGCAACTCCGCGCCGGTGCGCCTGGTCGCGTCCGCCAACGCCCCCGCGTGGGTGAAGGCGGCCACCACGTACATCTGTGACGGTGTGGCCGACCAGGTGGAGATCCAGGCCGCTGTGGACGCGGCGTTCGCCGAAGGTGGCGGCACCGTCCAGCTGTCTTCAAAGGACTTCCTGACGTCCGGGCCGGTCACCGTCCACCCGACGGTGCGCCTGGTCGGCATGCACGGGGACCATATCTTCAACCCCGGGCAGTTCATACCCACGTCCGTGATCCGGCCCCAGTCCGGTTTCGTCGGCGGAGCTGTGCTGGTCCTGCTGGACCAGATCAACGGCGGGTACACCGGCAAGTCTGCTGAGCAGCAGATTCAGTCCCTGACCATTGACGGCACCGGCGTGGGCGGCACCGTCCACGGCATCCAGGGCGGAGGGTACATTCACGGCGTCCTGCTCCGGGACGTCGCCATCCGCAACGTGTCCGGCAAGGGCGTGTACACCTTCTTTGAGAACGGCGCGCAGCCGTTCAGCTGGACGCTGGACCACGTGGTCGTGGACAACTCTGCCGGGACCGGCGTCCACCTGATCAACCACAGTGACGGCACCCTGCGCGACGTGGTGTCGATCGGTGCCGGTGGCAACGCGTTCGAATTTTCGAACATGCCGAACAGCCGTGTCAGCGACTGCCGCGCGGAGTGGTCGGAGGGTTACGGGTACTACGTCACCGGCAACTTCGGCAACGGCCAGGGCAGCGGCGGTATGTCCTTCAACAACTGCTCTTCCGACCGGAACCGGTTTGACGGGATGCTGGTCAACGCGACCGGCAACGCGCCGCTGCTGCTGTCCAACTGCACGTTCCGCCGGGACGGCCGGGTGGGCGGAGCGGGCGGGGGCGATTACTCCGGCTTCCGCGCCACGGCCGCCGGGATGCCTGTCATCATCGACAACCTGGGCGTCTACCCCGGCGTGGACGACGACGGCACCGGCACCAACAGCCCCGTGAACGCCTTCAAGGTCAGCGGCAGCACGTACGTGGCCCTGAACGGAGGCTTCCTGCACGGCGCCACGAACGGCTATGTGGACGGAGGCGGGAACGGAGTCCTGCGCCGTGGCCCCAACATCGGTGTCCGGACCGGCCCCACGAACGCACCCGTGGACGACTTCAATGGCGGCTGGGACGCGGACGGGTACACCGTCATGGACGGCGGCCAGGTGAACGGCCAGCTGTCCTTCTACAGCGGCCAGGCAGACGCCCTGAAGCTGGGGACGGCGGGCGCCGGTATCGCGGTCAAGGAAGGCGCCAACGCGCGCATGGGCGTGGCAACGCTGGCGGCTGGCACGGTCACCGTGGCGAACACCAGCGTGACGGCCAAGACCCGCATCTTCCTGACTGGCCAGAACAACGGGGCCAGCGGGACCCCGGGCGTGCCGCGTGTGTCCGCGCGCGTGGCCGGTACCAGCTTCACCATCACCAGCAGCAGCGCCAGCGACACGTCCACTGTGGCGTACGAACTGCGCGAACCTGCGTGATCTGACCACACGGGGCACTAGCGTAAGCTGGTCCCCATGGGTGACATCGGGGCGGTAATCACTGCGGCAGCGCTGGCGCTGACGGGACTGGGCTGGGCCGCTTACTTCGCGGTCGGCTCCGTCATCGTCGGCGCCAGCGCGCTGCTGGAGCACGTACGCGAACGCAGCAACCGGGCGCAGCAGGCGCCCGACCGGACCACCTGGAAGGACTGAAGCATGGCGAAGCCGATGACGGCCCAGCAGTTCCTGGACGCCCTGAAGGCGGAGGGCGTCAAGGTCAAGGAAGTACCCGGCTGGCGCACCCGCAACCGTGCCGGACACGGCGCATGGGGTCCGCTCCACGGCGTCATGATCCACCACACGGCCGGTCTGGACGTGCTGGACTTCGTGACGAAGGGCAGCACGGACCTGCCGGGGCCGCTGTGCCACGGCTACATCAGCAAGGACGGAACGTTCCACCTGGTCGGCTGGGGCCGTGCGAACCACGCCGGTGGCGGGGACCCGGACGTCCTGGCCGCCGTGAAGGCGGACCGGTGGCCGGTGCCGAAGACGGGTGAGCACCAGGGGTCGGATGGTGCCGTGGACGGCAACCCCCACTTCGTCGGGTATGAGTGTGAGAACAAGGGCGACGGGAAGGACCCGTGGCCTGCTGCTCAGCTGGACACCATGGTCCGCGCCACCGTGGCAGTCCTGCGCTTCTACGACTGGAGCGCCAACAGCGGCATCCGGCACCTGGACTGGAGCGACTGGAAGTCGGACCCGAAGGGCATCGACTGGGACGACTTCCGCGACCGCGTCCAGAAGCTGCTGGACGGCGACAAGCCGAAGCCGCCGACCACGCCGACGAAGCCGACCACCCCGGCCCTGCCGAAGGTCAGCCTGAAGGCCGTCCGCGACGCTGCCCGGCGGGACCCGTCCGCGCCCCAGGGGAAGGCCACTCACCCCGCGCCGGTGGACCTGGTGGAAGAAGCCCTGGTGAAGCTGGGGTACCTGGAAAAGCGCTGGGCGGACGGATCGTACGGGACGAAGACGCTTCAGGCGTACGCGCGTCTTCAGCGTCACCTGGGCTACAGCGGGGCGGACGCGGACGGCATCCCGGGTGAGCACAGCCTGAAGTGGCTGGCGCTGAAGGTGAAGACGTTCACGGTCGCGGCCTGACGGCAGCCCTGGGGAAAAGGTGACGTAGAGTGACTACTGACGGAAACAGCGGACTGAACGTAGCTGCTGAGCTGGCTGAGATGCGGGGTGAGATGCTGGCAGGATTCACGCGGCTGGAAGGCCAGCTGGCCCTGATCTCACAGAAGCAGGACAGCACGGCGAAGGATCTGGACGAACGGGAATCCAGGGTGGCAGCACTGGAGGCACGTCGGGTGCCGTGGCCGATGGTCGCGGCCGTCAGTGGCGCTGTGAGCGCCGTTGGTGCCGTGGTCGGATACCTGGCCCAGTAGGAACGCCGAAGGGCGCCCAGCAGCTGCTGGGCGCCCTTCCTGCTGCCGTTGCGGCCGGGGTGGCTACCGGCCGTCGCGGGTGTCGACGGCCAGCGCGGAGTTGAAGTTCCCCACAACCCGGGCCAGCGCGCCGTACACCACGGACAGGGCGGACGGGACGGCCGCGACGGCCGCAGCCTTCAGGGCGGACACGTTGGCCAGGTCGAAGCCGTCGGCCAGCACCAGGCCCAGGAAGCTGAAGGCGTAGGTGGCCAGGACCAGTTCCACCAGGGACTTCGCGTACTTCATTGGGTGGTTCCCTTCATCAGGTGTTGTCGTGTCCAGCATAGACGCGGAACGGCCCCGTCCGGATGGGACGGGGCCGTTTCTGATTGGTCGGTCAGTCCTTGTCGACGCGGAAGCTGCTGATGCCCAGCACCTTCGCCAGCGCTTCGCGGCCGGTGGCCGCGCCCCGGACAATCGCCTTCGCGGTCATGTCGTCCACGGCGTCGTAGGCGTCCCAGCCGTCCGGGCCGTTGTCGACCAGCAGCGCGACGCCCCAGCTGGTCGGCGTGGACACCACGTACTCACCGATGCCTTCACCCAGGTAGGTTCGCTCCGCACCGACGTACGCCACTTCGCGCTTCGTGTGGATGGGGCCGGACGCGGTACCGACGGTGCGGGTGGCGTAGACGGTGCCGGTCTTCATCATGATGTCCCTGCTTCCTTCGCTGCGGTTGCTTACAAGGAAGACGATACACGTCCGCCCCGGGGTGTGCAACCCCGGGGCGGGAACCGTGTCAGGCCGTCTGTTCCACGCTGGTGGGGAACAGACGGCAGCAGGTGGCGCAGCGCATCAGATACATGCCCGCCACCCAGTCGGGCACCAGCGGATGGCTGGCCGGGTCCGGCCCGTGGTCGTCCACGGTCGGGTACGGCTGCTTCAGGCCCAGCGCGTTGGCCGCCCGGTAGATCAGCCGCTGGCTGGCGCCGGGCACCCAGTGCTTCAGCTCCAGCCGAACCACGGCGGCCAGGTGGCGCTGGGCGTCAGCCTCCAGGATCTCTTCACCGGTGAGCACCACGGCACTGCCGCTGGCCGCACCGACCGACTTCGCCAGCCGGTCCAGCTTCGCCACGGTGGCCGTGTCCTGCTCCGTGTACCCGTCTTCGTGGTGCATGCGGTCGCCGACCACGTCCGTGACGTGGTCCAACATCTGCCGGTCCTGCGGGGTGAAGTGCAGCATGGTCAGTCCGTCCCTTCCTTCAGATCCTTCGTGGTGAACTCCCCCGTGTCCAGCGCCAGCGACACGGCGTGCGTGATGTTGCGGGCGCCCAGGGCTGCCTTCGCACGCTTCAGCGACGTGTCCACGGTGTTCTTGCTGACCAGGTGGCGCTTAGCCGTCTGTGCGGCCGTGTAGCCGCGTGCCGCATCCAGCAGGTACTTCCGCTCCGCCGGGTACAGCGCGCGGATGTGGCTGCTGCCCGGCTTCCCCTGGCCGCCCGGCTTCGGTTCCTGGTCCAGCACGCGGGTGATGCTCAGGCCGTCGCCGTACGCGTCAATGTCGTCGCGGTCGTCCAGGGCGCCCTGGATCCAGCCGTCCACGTGGGCGGCCAGGTCGTCCGCGTCGGTGTAGTAGTCCCCGTCAACGCGGACGGCCACCAGCAGGCGAACCGTGGCCTTCACCGTCCGGCCTCCAGCATCATGTTCCGGCCCAGCCGGGCGCCCTCACGGTGGGCAGCCGACGCGCCTTCGACGTGGGCGGCCACCAGGACCGTGTCCCCCTGCTCCAGCGCTTCGCGCCACAGCCACCACGTGTCACGCCCCCGCAGCTCCGCAATGCGGATCTGGCCGAAGCGCTCCAGGAAGCGGTCCTGGGCGAACATGTCCATGGGGTACAGGACGGCCGCGCGGTTGCGTGGGATGTCCACCGGTGAGGCGGACAGGTCCACCTGGTGGCCGCGTGCGGCCGTCTGCGTCCCGTGGTACGCGTACGGGTTGACGTCGTGTGCCACGATCACACCACCTGGTCGTTGTCGACCCAGCCGCCGGTACCGTCGCTGATCATCTTCATGACCAGGTGCGCGCCGCTGATGTTGCCCGCGTCCACCAGGGCGTCCCAGACCTTGTTCAGCGTGGCGCGCCGGACGGTGGCCGGGGACATCATCTGCCGGTCCAGGGCCTCCATGCGCCGGTCCACGTCGGCCATGGCCGCCTTCAGCTCCGCCATCTCCCTACCGGCGGCCTCCAGCTTCCGGCCCGTGTCGGCCAGCCGCGTGGTGAAGTCGTCGCGCTGGGCGTGGTGGTCGTCCATGTCGGCGGCCAGCTGCTCTTCAGCTTCCTGCCAGTTGTCGGCGGGGTGGTCGTTCATGCTGCCGTCCCTTCGTCGGTTGCTGTGTTGCCATCCTTGCACACGGAACGGCCCCCAGTCAACTGGTGACTGGGGGCCGTTCACTGGATGTGGTGATCAGGAACCGTGAGCGCGCTTGATGTGGCCGTTGATGCCCGCGCGGCCGACACCACCCAACAGGAAGGCCAGGGCAGGGTTCACAGAGCCTGCGAAGGCCGGGTTGAAGCCGGAGGCCGCCGGAGCGCTGGCAGGCCCGGAGGCGGCCGTCTGGGACGGCTGCGGGGCGTACCCAGCCGGGCAGCCGCAGTGCGGTGGGAAGTGCGGCGGGTTGGTGCAGTTGTTGGCGGTCATGTCGTCGTCCCTTCAGTGGTTGCTTACCAGGTCGTCGTCCAGGGTGGCGCGCCGGGCGGCACGCGACCGCTGGGCGCGCTCCGTGTTGCACTGCTTGCAGTAGGGGGTCAGGTCAGGTTCCAGGCGCCCGTGGGTGTCCCAGTCGTGACCTTCCGGGCAGTTGTCCCAGGGCACCGGCGCCAGCCCCTCCAGCGCACGCAACTGCTGGCGGACGTTCCGGCGCTCCAGGTCGTCCATCACGTGGGCGTCCGCCACGCAGTGCGGGACGTCGCAGTCCGCGCGGCAGGTACCTACCGGTTCACGGCCGGTGCGCCGCTCAAACGCGATAGCGGCGGCCGGGCGTTCCTTCCCCAGGTGGCGGATGGTCGGCGTGCCGCTGGCGCCGGTGCGCCCGTTCCAGGTGACGTGCCCGGCCGCGTCCGCTTCGGAGCTGAAGCGGTCCAGCTTGTCGTACATGCTGGTGCTGTTCGTCTTCACCGGAGCGCCCAGGATCTTCCGCACACGGGCCACGGCGCGCCGGTCCACGTGCAGCCTCCGCGCGATGGCCAGGTCAGTCAGGTCTTCCCGGATCATGCGCGCCATGGTGTCGTGCTTCGGGTGCCGGTAGTCGCTGTGTGCTTCGTTCATGTTGCCATCCTTGCACATGGAACGTCCCCCAGTCAACGGGTGACTGGGGGACGTTCACTACTTCGTCGGCTGCGGAATGCAGGCTTCGTGCCAGATGTACCCGCAACGGTCACAGGTCCGGTCCAGCCGCTCCGGCGGGCCACCGCCGAAGGCGATATGGCCGGGGCTGGGCTCCCCCTGACGGCGGTACGTCGTATCCGCGTAGGGCCAGCCGCACATCACGCACGGCGTAGGTGTGTCGTCGTCACCGCTGTACGGGGGAAGGTCTTCCTTCCTGATCAGTGGCATGGCGTCAGCCGATCGCAGGGCGGCTGAAGGGACCACCGCGCGGCTTGACTGGCGCGCGGCTGGCCACGGTCGGCCCCAGGGCCGTCTGGGCGGCAGCGTCCAGCTGGACCGTGGTGGCCCCGTCAATGTCCTTGCGGTGCTTCTGGTTCGGCTGGCGGGGCGGGACGCTGGGCGTCTTCCTGGCCGCGCGTGCCGTCTGGGCCGCGCGCTTGCGACGCAGCGCGTACCGCTCCGCCTCCGTCAGGCCGCCCCAGACGCCGAAGCGTTCGTTGTTGTCCAGCGCCGTTTCCAGGCACGTGCCGACCACGGGGCAACGGGCACAGATGGACTTCGCGTATTCGATGCCCTGCGCGTCGGCTTCGTGCGGGAACATCGGCCCCACACCGTCTTCCGCACACGCGGCCTGTTGCGTCCACTGGTGCTCACCCTGGGGGCGGAAGTCGACCACCGGACGGCCCTGGTAACCCATGCTCATGTTGCTTGTTCCTTCGCGGTTGAAGGGGGCCGGTGCGGGACCGGCCCCCGTGGGTGGATCAGACGGACAGAAGCTGCTCACGTGCCAGGACGTACGCCTTCGCGCGGGGGTTGTACGCCTTGACCAGCTTCTGGAACTGGTCAGCGTTGTAGCGGCGCGCGTTGCGGACGTAGCAGACACCGGCGTCCGTCTTGCGGACCATGACGGCCGGGGTGCCGGTGACGCCGGTGGCCTTCGCCTTGCCACGCAGGGCACCGGCGACGGAGGCCGCCACGGTGTCGGCCAGGCCAGCGGCCAGGCAGTGGGACTTCAGCGTGTGCAGTCCCTTCGCGTGCGCCTTGACGGCGTCGCGTCGGGCCTTGATGATCCGGCGGGCGTTGCGGCTGCTGGCGTTCATGGTGTCCCCTTCGGTTGCTGTGCTTCGCGGTGTGACACCAGTATGGCACATGGGTGCAGCAGAATGCAACAGGGTCCGTTCACCAATTTCGGTGAACGGACCCTGGGGCGTTGCCCGTGCCGGGATCAGCCCTTCGCTTCGGCCAGCAGTGCCAGCCACAGACGCCGGTCCAGCGTCGTCCAGCCGTCACCGGCCACGGCCTGCGCCAGGACTTCGGAGTCCGCGCCGTAGTGGCCCAGGACGAACGCCAGCATGCTGGAGGCCGTGGCGTTCAGGCAGTGCACCATGAACGTCACGCGGTCGTCCAGCCGGTCGTACTTCACGACCATGGCCGGGACGTTGACCCACTGGCCCCGGTAGTCCGTGTACAGGCTGGACAGTGCCTGCACGTTGGTGGACTTCAGGTTGATCCGGGCGCCCGGAGCCTTGTAGTCCACCAGCAGCGCCAGCCGGTTGCGGTGCTTGTCGACCACGGCCAGGTCCATGTCCACGCACGGGACCTTGACGCGCCAGGGCGCCTGTCCCTTCGGCTCATAGTCCCGGCGGCGGCTGGACATGTCGGAGCAGGGCCACTCCATCTCTTCCATGTCGGCCAGGTGGTCGTATTCGTCGTCCTGGTCCTGGAAGCGCGGCCACGGGGCCGTGGACCAGCTGACGTCCGGCCAGCGGCTCATGTCGGGCAGCTGCTTCCCGCGCAGCCGGAACAGCTGCTGGGCGAAGTGCCGTTCCGTCGCCAGCGTCCAGTCCTCCGTGTCCAGCAGGGACTGGGCGCTGGCGTTGTGGCCGAACAGCCGCATGGCCCAGTTGGACGGGTCGTACTGCGCCGTGATGAACGGCAGCTCCGTACCGGCCACGCTGTGCAGGTGGCCGAAGGCGTTGAACGCGGCCATCACGTGGTGGCCGGAGGGAAGTGCCATGTCACGGCGGACGTAGTTGACCACGGCCACCGGCTCCCCGTAGTCGTACTCCACCATGGGCAGCGCCATACCGGCGGCCGGTGCGTCGTAGCCGTACTGCGCATGCCAGGTCTTGATGGCCGGGTCACGCCAGCCGGTGCCACGGTACGTCACAGCTGCACCCCCGTTCCGATGGTGCCACGGTCGGCCCGCAGGGCGGCCAGGCACGTCGTACGCCACAGCTGCTCACCCAGGTGGCACAGGTGCGGCTGACAGTCCGCACATCCGTCCAGGTGGTCGTCAAAGGCCACCCGCTCCATACCGGCCGGACCGCTCCGGCTGGTGTCCAGCTTCCTGTCCTTCATGCTGCTTCCCCTTCCGATGCTGCTGCTAGCGGTTGTCGCCGTTGCCCTTGATGGTGCCGTTGTCTGCGCGTGCCTCCAGCTTCCGCAGGTTGATCCGGGCCACGTTGTCCAGCGGGACCTGGAGTTCCCGGGCCAGGGCCGCGACGTACCACAGCACGTCACCCAGTTCGCTGATCAGGGCGTCCCGGTTTTCCCAGCTGAAGCCGTCCCCGCGAAGAATCTTCTTCACCTTGTTGGCCACTTCACCGGCTTCGCCGGTCAGGCCCAGGACGACGTACGCCAGCGCGGAGTCACTGGCCGTGCCAGCGTCGGGGTACACGGCCGTCTGGGCGGCCTCCGCTTCGTAGTCCGCGAAGAACACTGTTGCTTCCCTTCTGTCGCTGCTGCTGGTGCTGAGTGGGGGCGGCTGGATTTGAACCAGCGACCGGCCCGGCCTGGCCCCGTACCTACCGCCGGTGTGACCAGCAAGGGGTTACGGGGTCCAGGACGCGGGGTGCTCTACCGGGCTGAGCTACGCCCCCCTGGGCGAAGTGCCGGACCGCGTCGGGAACGGTCCGGCCCTTCAGGATTGAGCGGGCTGGTGGTCAGGTGCCAGGCGGCCAGCCCGCGTCAGGCCGGTGTTACTTCTTCACCGCGAAGGGGTCGCCCCCGTCGGCCTCCGGCTCCGTGGCCGCTTCGATGGTCCGACCGGCCAGGTAGTCGCGCGCCACCTGCTTCTGGTCGTCGTCCGGGGCCACCAGGATGTACGGCGCGTTCTGGCCCTTCTTCGCGTTGCCCTTCCCGATGACGCCCAGCACCTTCCGGCCGCTGGAGATCTTCCGCTTCAGGGTGCCGATCAGGGACCCCCTGGAAGATCATGACGTCGGTGTACTCCGTACCGGCCTCCGGGCCGGACAGGACGACCAGGTCCGCGGTCACCGCGTCCTTCGTGCCGAAGTCCGTGGTCACCTCTTCCACGTACTCCGTGGGGGTGAACAGGACCAGCTGGTCCAGCAGATCCTTGACGGCCACGTACGCGCCCGGGGTGTCGAATTCGTCGCGCTGCGCCATGCTGCTACCTCTTTCTGCTACTGCTTCGGTTGTTGGTCCGGCCAGGGGTTCCCCGCTCTTGATGCGGTCGCGCCCCGGCCGGTGTGAAGTTGTCGGGCCTGCTGGTGAAGCTGTGGGCTGGGCCCTGCCCCCTTCGGCGGCTGCTTCCCTTCGGCCTTACAAGAGAACTGTACCACGACCCTGGGGCCCCGTGTCAACAGGTCCCCAGGGTCAGGTTCCCTAGCTGCCCATGCGCGCTTCGGCTCCGGTCAGCTCAGCCGCCAGAAGCCGCGCCTGTTCGGCCAGCCGCTCCGTCCACTGGCCGAAGGACCGCGCACGGTCGGCCACGCCGATCAGCTCATTGACCGTGTGAGCGGCGTTCAGACGCTCCAGCCAATACGACTCCGGGTCGCCCCCGTTCAGGCCGTCCACGTCCGCCTGGAAGACCGTGGCGACGTGCTTAGCCTTGATGCGGCGCGCCTGCCTCACCTCCAGGTTGACGCGGTTGATCTCCGCGCCCTGGTCCAGGTCGATCCGGTACACCATCACTTCGTCACGGGTGCTGGGCAGGTGCACCACAATGCCGAAGTCGTCGCGGACCTTCACCGTGGTGTCGTACCGGCGGCCGTCGAAGATGCCGACGTTGTTGATGCCGTCCCGGTAGCAGTCCAGCTGTGCCGCGATGGACGGCATGGACAGGTCCAGGCTGTCGCCCGTCTTCAGGTCGCCGATGACGCAGCTGCCATCCGCCAGCCGATAGATGCGGTCGAACTTCCCGGCCACTTCGTACCGGGCCGACGCGGTGACGCGTTCGATCATGTTCGGGAACACGGACAGACCGTTCGCGGCCAGCGCGTCCAGGTACATCTGGACCTTCCGCCGGTGGTGGATCGGTACCGGCTCCAGGCTGCCACCGGCGTAGTCGGCCAGCTCCGTGGACGTGTGCAGCGCCGTGCCTTCGTCCGCCATCTTGTAGGCGTCCGCTTCGTTCTGCGCGCCCTCACAGATACGGTTCAGACGTTCCTTGTCCTGCTTGACGTCCAGCCGGACCAGTTCGTCCAGGAACCCGTCCTTGCGGCCAGCAATCAGGGCGACACCCTTTGCAACGTTCCGCTGCTTCCACAGCTCCAGGTGGTACGTGTCGTCCGTCAGCTTCACGAAGTTCGTGACGCGCTGCCAGGACTTCGACTTCCCGTTGTCCGGGTTGGGGAGGCTGTACCGGCCGCGCTTCGCCTCCGGCCTGGCCGGGTCGTTCACCGGCTTGCCCGTGGGGGCCGCGCTGCCGTCGTACTCATCCGGCGTGTCGAAGTCGTCCACCGGCGACCCGTCCAGGTTGATCAGACCGGCCTTGTGCATGTCGGCCAGCTCTTCCGCGCGCTCCGCGTCATACCCCATGCTGCTGCCTCCAGATGCTCCGCACCGGCGCCCTTCCGGCGTCCTGTCGTGCAAGTGCAACGGTACCATGGCCCAGTGACAATGACCATGCCTCCATGGCTTTCCAGGCAGGAAGCCGCCGCGCTGCTGGGCGTCAGCCTGGACACCGTGGACCGGCTGATCCGCACCGGCGTACTGGACCGGTACCGGCTCCGGGGCCGGTACATACGCGTGAAGGGTGAGCAGGTCAGTGACCTGCTCACCCTTCCACGGGACTGGCTGGAGCGCTGCTAAGCAGACCCTGACTGCGTCAGCGGGGGTCCGGGTTGCTGATGCTGGCTTCCCGGATGTCCACGGCTTCCGGCGCGGGCTGGTCGTCGCCCGGGTTGGGCTTCCCGGCCGCCAGCCGCGCCAGCCGGTCGGCAGCGGCCACCAGCGGCACGGCGCCCTTGCCCTTGACCTGCTCCAGGTCCCGTTCCGCCTGCTGGATGATGCCTGCCAGGATCAGCCCGTTCAGCTGCTTCAGCAGGTTCAGGGCTTCCTGGGTGTGGGTGTCCTGGTTGTGGTGCAGCGTCGTGTTCAGCAGCTCCGACGCCTTGTCGCGCAGGTACGCCACGACCACGGTCACGTGCTTCGCCAGCGGCGTGGCCGCGCCCATGTCGAAGCGCGCTCCGGCTGGAAGGTTCCGGGCCGTGAACGGGACGCTGGACGTCGCGCCCAGCACGCGGATGACCAGTGGTTCCAGGGTGCCGACCACTTCGGCGTAGTGCTGGCGGTCGAACAGACCTCCGCGCGGCTGGTTGTCCTCACGCATCAGGCTGGCCAGGACGCGGCCGGTGGCGGCCAGTCCCCGCTTCAGCTCCGGCGTGACGGGAACGATCATCGGTGTTACGGCCATGGCCCTGTCCCTTCGTCGCGGTTGCTTGCACAGACAGCATGACACGGCCCCGGGGTTCGTTGCAACCCCGGGGCCGTGGTGGATCAGGCAGCAGCTTCGTACTGCTCCCCGTAGCAGCCTGCCCAGCTCCGGCTAACGCGGCTGCACCCGAACGTGATCATGACGCCCTTCAGGTCGAAGGCCATCCCGTCGGCGATACCCTGCGCCACCTGCTGTGCGTTGTGCTTCGGCAGGCTGATCACAATCTCATCATGGATCACGGCGCGCACCCGGCGCCGGACGTCGGCGGGCAGCTTCAGGATGGCTTCCGCCATGACGTCCCGGGTGCCGCCCTGGCCCAGCAGGGCCGTGGCCTGCGTGTAGGCACGGTTCCGCTCCACCCGCACCGGCCGCCCCGCCCAGGTGTGCAGGATCCGGTACGCATCGTTCGCCGGTGCCTCTTCGTCAAAGCCCAGGGCGCCCGCTGCCGCGCGCACTTCGGCCTTCCACTCCGCAAGCCGGGGGAACGCCTCCGTCATGCCCTGGATGAAGCGCTGGGCCACCTGGACGTCCACACCGTGCTGGCGCGCCATGCCGTTGGCGCCCAGTCCGTAACTGAAGCCGTGCCCGAAGACCTTCGCGCGGTCGCGGTACTCACAGTCACACCGGCCGTTGTTGCGTGCCATCTCCGCCCGGCATTCGTCCCGGTTGAAGACGCGCAGTGCCACTTCGCTGTGCAGGTCCATGCCCGGCGCGAACAGCTTCATGTACTCCGGGTCCTGGCACTCAGCCGCGACCACGCGCGCGTCAACCTGGTCGGCGTCGATGGCCACCAGGACTTCGTCATCCGTGTCGGCCAGGATCACGGCGCGCTCACGTGCCTTGCCTCCGCGCTTGCCCAGGACAGTCAGGCCGGGGTTCTTCATGGACCAGCGGCCGGAAGCCTGGTCCGGGCCGATGTACGGGTGAACGCGGCCGTCCACCGTGTGGTCCATGATCGTGCCGTACACGGTGCGCTCACCGTTCATGGCCAAGATGGTGCGGCACAGCTCCGCAGCCTCCGGCTTGCGCTGGTCGAAGACGTCCACCATGCCGTTCAGGACGTCCTTCGACGTGGACAGGGACCCGTCCTTGTTCAGCGGCCAGTTCGCGTCCAGAGCTGTTTCGCTGATGCCGGTGGCCAGGATGGCGGCACGGAACGCAGCCTTGCCCGCATTCGTCGTGTGCGGCTTCTTCCCCTCCAGCGGCATGCCGTGCCGGTCGTGAAGCAGCTTCTTCCCGTCCTCCAGCCGCTGCTGGCCTTCGGCCCAGCGCTTCATGTTCAGGTCCACGTCCACCCGCGCGCCCTCCAGGGTCACGCGCCCCATAGCCGTGCCGGTGTAGTGCTCACGCCGAAGGTAGCGCTGGCTGTCGGCGGCCTCCAGCTTCACCAGGCCGGACTGGACGCGGAACAGGCCGCGCTGGGCGTTGACGTCCTTCACCAGGTAGCGCCGGTAATCCGGGTCATCCTGCGGGATCAGGTGGTATCCGCCGTACAGCTCCGCCAGCAGCGTCAGGACGCCGAAGCTGTTGGTGGGGTTGTACTCCGTGCCCTTCGCGGCGGCCTTCGCGGCGGCCGTCTGGCGCGCCTTCGCCATGCGGTCGGCGACCTTGTCCCCCTGGATGCGGCGGACGATGGCCAGCTTCCCCTGGAAGTCCACGGTGTCCTTGCCGTCCACGCCGTAGCGCGCGGCAGTCTCACCCAGCCGGTAATAGCCGTTGGCCTGCGCGCCCTTCGCCGCAACCGGGTCCAGGTGACGCGTGACCAGCAGGGTGTCAAAGGTCTTCCGGCACACGGCTTCGTACTGGTCGAAGGTCAGGAAGCCCTGGGACGCCAGCGCCATGGCGTCGAAGTTGATCCCGTTGTGGGCGGTGACCGCATCGGCGGCCAGCAGCTGGGCGGCCAGCTCCGCCGGGTCGGTGCTGATGGTCACGGGCGCGTCCGTCGTGACGTCGGCCCAGCCGCACAGGCGGATGAAACCGGGGCCGAAGCTGTGCAGCTCTTCAGCCGCGCCGGTTTCGATGTCGTACGCAAGTACCTTCACGGTTGCCTTCCGGTGGTTAGGTGTCCGGCGCTGTGGCCGGTACCGGGTTGGGTAGTGCAACACCCATCATGGATGCTGCACCACCCGATGTCAACTCAGCCTCAGAAGTCGTACCCCATGTCCCCGACCGCGAACGGGTCGGACAGACGCGGGATGCCGTCAGCGTCCTGTGCGGCCGTCTGCGGGGCGTTCACGACCTGACTGGCCGCAGGTACCGGGCAGGCCGCCACACCGGCTTCAGCGGCCGTCCACGGGTCGCCAGCAACGTCCTGGACGGTGACGCCAGACGGGGCGATCGGGTCGGCCACCGGCTCCGCGCTGTCCTGGGCCCAGTTGTCTTCGTCGGCCTTCGCAATGATCACGTTGTAGCCGCGCCGGTCCTTCTGGCCCATCTTGACTTCGGCCACACCGCTGATCTGGGCGAAGCGCTGGAAGAACGCGCGCTCCCCCATCTTGCTGCCGCCGTTGCGCTCCGCCCACGCGTTGAACGCCACGGCAGCGTCACGGCGGCCGGTGGCCTCCGTGTCCGCCAGCCGGTCCCCGTGACCGGCCGCCGTGACGGTGCACATGTCCTGGAAGAACTGGACCACGCGGTCCGACTTCGCTTCGAACTTTGACAGGGTCCGGGCGTCCGTCGGCCCGTACCCGCCACGGGTCAGGAAGCGGCCGTACGCCTTCACCCAGCGCGCCAGGATGCCAGGCAGTTCCGCCATCAGCTTGTCTTCCAGCGTCTTGTCCTCACGGCCCGCGAAGCTGTTGGGGAACTCAAACGGCTTCATGCGCTCCGCGTACGCGCGGCTGGCCTCCGTGACGGTCGGCAGTTCGTTGGCGCTGAAGGCGAACAGAGCCTGGTTCGTGAAGCTGAACTGGGCGCCGTACTTGCGGTTGGCCTGGATGGCGTCTTCGCCGGTCAACATCTTGAAGTTGGACAGGTCTTCCACGTGCCGGTTGGACAGGTCGGCGGCCACGTTCAGCATCTTGCCGTACAGGTTGGCCGTGGCGAAGGTGTCCGTGCCCAGGGCGTGAAGGGTGACGGCCGACGTGTTGACGGCCCCCGCAATGGCCTTCAGCAGGCGCAGGAACGTCGACTTGCCGGAGCGGCTGGGGCCGAACAGGAACAGTGCCTTGCTGGCCGTCTTGCTGGGGTCCAGCATGGTCCCGGCCGTCTCTTCGATGTCCGCCACCAGGGCGTCCAGCTCCGCGTCCGTGTGGCCCGGCTGTCGCAGCGCTTCGCGCAACCATGCGTCATACACGGGGGTGGCCATCTGCGGGGCGTACTCCGCCGTGACCTGGACGTAAGACAGGTACTTCGGGTCATGCTCCAGCAGGGTGCCGGTGCGAAGGTCCACCATGCCGTTCGGGCAGTTCAGCAGCGGCTGCCCCATGCGCTCCGGCAGGACCGCACCTTCCGCGTGCAGGATGCCCAGCATCACGTCCAGGGCCGTCTTCAGGTGACCCTGGGTGTAGAAGTTGCCCAGCATGCCCACCACGGTGGCGCGGAACGCGTTGTGGTCCACGCTGTACACACCGTCCCGGTACAGGGCCACGGTGTCTTCTGCGGTCGCGGCGGCCGGGAACTGCTCACGAATCTTGTCGGCAGCGTCCTTCGGCTGGAAGGCCAGCGGCTTGTCCCGCTGGCGGAACAGGCTGACGGCCTCCGCGTCCACGGCGTCCGGGGTGGGACGCTTCGCACGCGGCTTCTTCGGCAGCTTGTCAGTGGCCTGCGACAGCCACAGCTTCAGCATGTGGGCGCGCCGGTCGGAGGGGAAGCCAGCCAGGACGTCGTCCACGCCTTCCTTGCCGGTGCCCGTGGTGGCGACGAAGCGGACGCTGGCGGCACCGTGGCGCTTAGCCTGCGTCATCAGCTCTTCGGCTGCCGCGTACACCTTCACGTTGCTGGCGAAGTCAGCGTCCAGCAGGACGAACAGGTCCCGGCCGTCGAACACGGACAGGTCCGCCTTGCGGAACCCCCAGCAGCCGGACATGCCGTACACGGCGAAGTCTGCGGGGGCGTGGGACAGCGCGGCCCACTGCTGCTTCGTGCCTTCGACCAGCAGGACGCTGCGGTACGTGTCCCCGTCGCGGAGCTGGTTGAAGGGGACCTGGGCGCCCTTCCTGAACACGTACTTCATCGGCTTGCCATCGGCGTCCAGCTCCGGCTGGTCGGGACGGCGCTGCCACACGGGGGCGGCCACTCCGTCGCTCCAGGCGAAGCGCATGCCCGTTTCGTCGGAGCGGATCTGCCCGGCGGCCACGGCCGCGTCAATCACGTCGTTGCTGATGGCACTGTCCAGCAGAAGCTGACGGTGGGCCTGCGTGATGGTCACGGATGGTATCCTTTGCGTGTGGTTGCGGACTTCTTCGCGGTTGTCGCTGCACCCGGGGCCGGTTCCTTGACGGGGGACCGGCCCTTTGTCGTTGGTGCTGAGGTGAACCATACAGGTCCTTGCCCGGGTGTGCAACCGCTGATCAGTTCAACCTGAACCTGGGGTCCAGGGACGGAGGCAGCGGGACCAGCTGGTCACCCTGACGGCACTTCAAAGACTACCCCAGCCCTACGACAGCGGCGCACCGGCGGCCAGCTGCAACACCCGGCTGGCTTCCCGCGAAGTTCCCGCGTTTCGCGGGAAGACGTTTGTGCAGGTCAGACGGCGTATGGGCCCAGATTTCCCGCGAATCCCGCGTTAGTTCCAACCTTCCACGTATAGGGGGAACGGGGTCCGTGGGTAACAGATCCATCACGGGCGCGCGCCCGCGCGCTGGGTACCAGGCCCCCCAGGACACAGTTGCCGTATACGTGAGAGGTTCAGATAAACGCGGGATTCGCGGGAACTTCAGCCCCATTGCTGTCCTGACCTGCGGAAACGTCTTCCCGCGTTTCGCGGGAAGGTCGGCCCGTTTCGCGGGAAGCCAGCCGGGGGTTGCAGCTGGCCACCTACTCCTGTAGGGTTGCATCCATGACGAACAACGACACCGCGAAGCAGCAGGCCGAAGCGCCGCTGACCTGGACCGCGAAGAAGGAATGGGGCAGCGTCGGCAACACCCACCGCGCCCGCATCACCCTGGACAACGGCGACCAGTGGTCGTTCGTGGTTGACAGCCCCAGGAAGGGCCAGTGGGTGGCGCGCGGCTGGGTGCTGACCGCCCAGGACGTGAAGGACGGCCGCACGGGCAGCGGGGACATGAGGCTGTACCGCGAAGACACCACCATGAAGGGTGCGAAGGCGCAGGCTCAGTCACGTGTGGTGAGTGTGGCCGCGTGGCTGGCCACAAGCTGGACTGCGGCGCCAACCGTGCTGTGACGCGTCAGCAGATGAAGGGTCGGCGCGTCACCCTGCGCGCCGTGGACGAAGGCGCCCTGCTGCTGACCGGCGCCACCCGCTCCGGGAAGTCCCTGCCGGTGCGCTCCCCGGCGGACGCCATCGCGCAGGCCGCCGCTGCCGTGCGCCAGTTCGGGACGGCCGCGACGTCCGCCGGACGGGCCCTGCTGAAGTTCCGCCACCACGTGGTCCGCAAGTGCGCCTGTCCGACCCCCGTTCACCGCATGTCCTGCGGCCACGGCGCCCGGCGCACCATGACGGCCCGTCGGTCCGGCGCATCCAGGACATGATCCTGGCGCATCCGGCGCCCTGATCCAACGAACTTCCGCCCCGGGGTTGCATTGCAACCCCGGGGCATGCCATGATGGTCCTGCAACCGCGAACCACTACCGAAGGACACCCCGTGACCATCCAGCTTCGCCCGTACCAGACGGACGCCATCGCAGCAGTGGAAGGCGCCTGGTCGGAGGGCATCACCCGACCGGTCGTCGTGGCCGCGACCGGAGCCGGTAAGACGACCATCTTCTGTGAGCTGATCGGCCGTCACATCAAGCGGCTGCGCGCGGAAGGCAAGCGCATCCTGATCCTGGCCCACCGCGAAGAGCTGCTGGAGCAGGCGGAAGCGCGCGTCAAGTTGCAGAACCCGGACGTGTGGACCGCCATCGTGAAGGGCAGCCGGGGCCAGAAGACGCACCAGTTCGCTGACGTGGTCGTGGCCTCCGTCCAGACGCTGGCGCGCCCGAAGCGCCGGGCGGCCGTGGACCGTATCGGCATGATCATTGTGGACGAATGCCACAACGCCGCGTCGAAGTCCTACAAGGACGTGCTGGCGCACTATGGCGCCATCCCGGCCGTGGACGGCCAGACCGTGGACCCGACCCTGAACGGCCGCGCGGACACCCCCACGGTCGGCTTCACGGCCACCCTGACCCGGATGAACGGCGGCCTGCCGGAGGTCTGGGAATCGGTCGCGTACCAAATCAAGATCCACACTCTCATCAAGGAAGGGTTCCTGGTCCCTCCGGTCGCGAAGTCGGTGAACGTCCCGGGGCTGAACCTGGCCACCACCCGCGTCACCGGTGGCGACCTGAACACCGGCGACCTGGCCAGCGCGCTGGAGGACAGCGAAGCCTTCAGCGTCATCGCCGACACCTGGAAGGAAGCGGCGGCCACCCCGGACGGGCCGTACCCGTACCGCCCCACCATCTGCTTCATGCCGAACGTGGCGACCGCGCACAAGATGCGCGACGCGTTCGAAGCCGTGGGCGTCTGCGCGGACGTGGTCACCGGCCAGATGAACAGCACCGACCGCAAGGCCGTGTACGCCCGGTACAACTCCGGTGAATGCACGGTCCTGGTGAACTGCATGGTTCTGACGGAAGGCTTTGACGCGCCGCTTACCAGCTGCGTCATCATCGGACGCCCCACGCTGAACGGAGGTCTGTACGTTCAGTGCGTCGGTCGCGGCCTCCGGCTGGCCGACGGGAAGTCGGACTGCCTGGTCCTGGACGTCGCTGGCGCGTCGCTGAAGCACAGCCTTGCTGGCGTCAACGACCTGGAGTCGGACTGCATGCCCGCGTGTGACTGCAACTGCCTTACGTGCGGATGCTCCGACCGGTGCAAGTGCGGCATTCGTCAGTGCGGGTGCAGGTGCCTGGAGAACCACGAAGGGCCGTCGAAGGTCTGCCGGTGCGCCGGGTCGGAAGACTGCTCTTGTGGCTGCCCTGGTGACCAGGACGGTACGGGTATGGACGCGTGCGCGTGCGACATCAACCCTGACTGTGCCTGCCGTGGCGGAGGGGAGATCCTGAATGACAAGGAAGTGGAGCTGGACGTCCTGAAGGAACTGGTGGAAGTCGACATCCTGGGCGAAGCCCTGAAGGGCTCCAGCTTCACCTGGCTGACCACCCACGCGGGCATCCGCTTCCTGCCGGTCGGCAACGATGCGAACCTGTTCATGCTGCCCGACCCGGACGCGTCCGGCCAGTTCTTCCAGGGCCGCGTGGACGGCTCCGGCCCCCGGGCGAAGGTCACCCGGCTGGACAACGGCAGCAGCACGCCGGACGTCGCCAGGAAGGCCATGGAGGACCACGCGGCGGCCACCGGTTACACCTTCAACAACCGGAAGGCCAGCTGGCGCAGGACCCCCGCCAGCGAAGCCCAGCTGGGCCTGTTGCGGCGGCTGGGTGCGACGGTCCCGGACGGCGGCCTGAAGAAGGGCGAAGCCTCCGACCTGCTGGCCGTGACGAAGGTCAGCAAGACGCTTGACCCGAAGTTCGGGAAGTACGTGTCAGCCACGGCGTGACGTTCCAGCCAGAAGGGCCCCGGCCACTAGCCGGGGCCCTTCGTCGTGTGCCATGCTGGTGCAACCGGACCACCGACGAAGGGACACAACATGAGCACCAGCAGGGCGGCGAAGGGCGCGGCAGCGTACGCGGCGATGCGCGCGGCGGCAGCTGTGGCAGACCACTGGGTCCAGACCGGCCACCAGGCCGCACACAAGGCGGACGCGGGGCTGGCCGGTCACCGCGCCATGGCCGGTCACGTCGCGTCGTACGCGGCCAGCCAGGCGGCTGCGCTGGTTGCTGCTGACCGGCTACTGGGCATCGGCCTGAAGCCGTCCCGGATCGCGGCGGCTGTGGCGTTCAGCGCGGCCACCCACTGGTTCATTGACCGGCGCTGGCCGGTCAAGAGGTTGGCGCAGGCCACCGGCAAGGAAGCGTTCCACGACCTGGGCGGACCCCTGGGTGGCGCGTACATCCTGGACCAGTCGGCCCACCACCTGATGGAGGCCGTGGCCGCCGTGGTGGCCGCGCGCGACTGAGCAGGCACGTACACGCAGGGTGGTGCCGTCGCCGTGTTGCGACGGCCCCACAGCTTTGGTACAGTGGCAACGTACTGGCAACCACTTAGGGACAGGATGACGTCATGGACAGCACGACCACCCCCAGCATCACCGACCAGGACACGGCGGCTGCCGCGCTCCGCAAGTCGCGCGACGACCTGGCGAAGGCCATCGACAACGCGGACCAGTGGATGAAGGACTTCCGGGACACCATCGTTCAGGTTCGCCCCATGGGCGTCCTCACAGTGGATGAGATGGCGGAGGCCATCGGCAAGGACCGCAATTACGTGGACACCGTCTGGAGCGACCACGGTGACGCGGAAAAGGGGAAGCAGACGCGCGTTCACGTGGACGCCCCGGAGGGCGCGAAGGTCAACGCCATCCAGCTGCTGGCCGACTCCGCCCGGAAGGCGTACGGCACGGCGTCCACCGTCGGCGTCCTCCGCGCGGAGCGGGACCGTATCGTGGCGCTGGTCTACGCCAGCAAGATCCTGGGTCCGTCGGCCATCGCCCGTGAAGTCGGCGTGGACCGCAACCACGTGCTGCGCATCGCCCGGAAGGCTGGCATCCAGCCGCAGCACCGGACGAACATCAGGAACCAGCACACGGCCAGCAAGTCGAAGTAACCAGGGTCGGTCACCCGGACCGGCCCTGATCCTGCACGACAACCGCGACAAGGACGGATGAACATGATGGGTATGGACCCCCTGGACGACACGGAGCACTGGGCTCACGTGGCCGGTGAAGAACTGGCGCTGGCGCTGAAGGCTGCTGGTATCGAAGTCCTGGACTGCTTCGGCGACGAAGACGGCGTCAACATCGCCTTCGGATCGATGCCTGGCGCCGAAGCGCTGCTGACCATCGTGGCCGACGGGAAGCAGGGCCCCGGCAGCCTGTACGACCGTGCGTCGTCCAGCTGCATCACGCTGTCCCAGCTGGCCCAGGAACACAACGGGGACGTGCCGGACGAAGCCGTGGCCGAAGCCTTCCGGGCAGCGTGGGACTGGACCATCCACCCGCACATGCGTGGCCGGATCATGGGGTGGCACGTCAGCGTGACCATGCCCGCGTACGACGCCAACACGATCACGGCGACCCTGAACGCGCTTCGGCTGGGTGGTGCGCTGTGACGGTCACCCACGTGGACCTGGTCCCGCTCCGTGTGGTCGGCATGGACGTTTCGCTGACGTCCACCGGCCTGTCCGACGGGGCCACTCACCAGGCCGTCCAGACGGCCGCTGACGACGTCCTGGAAGCGCGGCTGGACCGGATCGTCCGCGCGGCCGTGTCGATGGTCCTGCCGTCCCCTGAACGCCCCATGGCCGGTCTGGTCGTCATGGAAGGGTCGGCGTACAGCCGGAACCAGCAGAAGGGCCACGAAGAGCTGGCCGCGCTCCGGCTGATGATCCGTCACCGCATGTGGCGGCTGGCCGTTCCGGTGGCCGTCATCACCCCCACATCCCTGAAGCTGTTCACGACCGGCTACGGCAAGGCGACGAAGCAGCAGATGGCCGCTGTCACCGGCAGCCGGTACGGCATCGACTGGGACAAGGTCAAGGTGAAGGACGGCCGTTACGACCAGGTGGACGCCCTGGCCCTGGCCGCCGCTGGCTACAGCCGCGCCGGGCAGCCCATCCCCGTGGATGAGTCGGAGGGCGGGGACCTGGCACTGATCCACCCACAGCACTGGGCCAGCCTGAACACCGTGAAGTGGCCCGCCCCGTTCGACAAGGCACCCCGCCGTGTCTGACCCCTTCCCGCGCGGCTGGAACCACATGACGTGTGGTTGTGGCCGCGCGGGGTGCCCGTACCGCAACCGTCACAGGAAGGCTTCACCCATGCGCAACACTGCTCCGCCCCTCCGCTACTGGCTGTCCCTGGCTGCCATGCTGGTCCTGCTGGTGCTGCACATGACCAGCGTCACCCCGCCGTGGGTGTACTGGACGGCCTTCGCGCTGTGGTGCGTTCAGCTGGTCTGGATGTACTTCGTGCCGACCAGCTGGCGCCACCGCGTCCACAGCTGGCGCGTCACGGACAGCCGGACCACGGACGGCGACCAGCGCGGCACCAGCTGGGCGAAGGGCGACCGGTGACCGGGCAGCCCTGGCGTCAAGGCTTCGTCCCGCGCTACGGCTGCGGGACGTTCGTCCTGCTGTGGCTGTGGGCGGCCATGGCCAACCTGGCGTTCGTCCTGCTGGGCCAGTGGCCTACATGGACGGCTGGCTTCGCCGCTACGGCCGCCGGTGCCTGCTTCGGCAGCGCGGTCCTGGCGGCCTGCAACAGCCGCGACAGGTACCGCTGGGACCAGCGCCACGCGTCGCGCGACGGCTGGACGGAAGAGCAACACCAGCGCGCGGATGACGACGAAGAAGGGTTCTGACCAGCCGTTTCACCGCAACCCCCATCCGTTTCAGGATGGGGGTTGCACTGCGTCCGGGGGTCGTGTACTGTCGTCCTTGTAAGCAACCGCGACGAAGGAAGCAGGGACCATGAAGAAGCAGCCGACCGCGAAGACGCCGACCGTCGCCATTGCCCGCGTGCTCCGCAACCTGGGGCTGAAGCAGGGTGAGGACTTCCGCGTGAAGGGGGAGTACCGGGGACGCGGCCTGGACCGTGAGCGCGTGGGCACGTACGTGGTGGTGTACAGCCGCGCCGGTGAGCAGCTGGTGGCCGACAACGCGGACCGCATCGAAGCGGCCACCCTGGAGGACGGCGGGTACGCCTTCCGCGTCAGCATCCACCGGACCCCGTCCGGAGGCTTCTGGACCCACATCGCCAACTTCGGTCAGCGCGTCCGCGAAGGCCACGTCATGGACACGGACGCGGACCGGAAGCGCATGGGCATCCAGGTGGACGCGCCCGCCGATGCCTCCGGTGTCCCGGCCGCCGACGACCAGCCGCGACGGGTTGTCGTCAAGGCCACCCTGGGCGCGCCCCGTCCGGCCTTCCAGGGCACCACGACCACCGCGCCCGACCCGTACACCGGCCTGGCACAGAAGCGCTTCGGGTTCCTGTACTGGGCTTGCCAGGAAGCTGGCCAGTCCTGGTTCTTCCAGGACGGCATGGAGGGTTACCACGGCCCCCGCTATACCCTGCGCGTCTACAAGGGCCGCGCCCGGATGGTCGGCTGGTACCTGTCCGGCCCCGGCATGGACCAGGACCGCTACATGGGGCCGACGATCACCCTGGCGGCGGAGGCTGCCCAGGACGTCATCATGGAACACAAGTGGATCACGGAGCGCATGCAGGCCGCCGTACGGGAGTGGCCGAAGGGCACCCGCGTGCAGGGCGTGGACAGCTACGGCGTGACCTGTATGGGCACCGTGAACGGCGTCAGCTGGGGCGTGGTGACCCTGGAGGGACACGCGAACTACGGCAAGACCTGGGTGGACGTGACCTGGGATGAGATGCCGCACAACCGTGGCACCGGCCGCCGCAACCGGCCGCTGACGGACGACCTGATCCGCCACTGACGACAGCTTCCACGGCCGGGGTTGCATCCGCCGCCCCGGCCGTGTACTGTCTTCCTTGTAAGCAACCACCGCGAAGGAAGAAGGACCCCGTGATCACGAACAGCCCGGTCATCCTGGACGTGTCGGCCATCCGTGGCACCGGCCACGACATCAGCGTGACCGCGCACATCCAGTCGAAGGACGGCGTGAAGCTGCCGACCACCCGCACCAGCCACGGCTTCCAGCCCATGATGGTCACCGTTGACTGGAAGTGGGACGCGCGACAGGGTCGCTACATCGCCGACCACGTCATGGTTGCCGGTGACTGCTACCGGCAGGACGGCACCGTGGGCACCCACCGCGCCAGCACCGACTGGAACATGTACGGCGCCGGTGACGTCCAGGCGTCGCACGACCTGGCCGACTGGCTGGACCAGTTGGTGGGCACGCTGCGCCCGGCGCCGGTCACCGAAGACGCGCAGGCCCAGCGGGACGCCACCACGGCCGCCCAGCGGGACACCCTGAACAGCACCCACCATGTGGACGTGACCGACGTCCAGCGCCACCTGGCCGCCGTGGTTCGGCTGACTGGCGCTCCGGCCATCAAGGCTTCGTACCTGGACCACCGCATCATCCCGGCGCACCTGGCCGTGGAGTACGTCTACGATGCTGGCGCTGGATGGTGGAAGGCGCGCAACGTGAAGCTGTCCGGGCCCCGGATCCTGAAGCCGAAGCCGGACGGCACCATCCGGCTGGGCAAGGACTGGCACGACCGTTCATGGTCCGCGTGGGGCAGCAAGGACGTGCAGGTGGAAGGTGACCTGCCGGAGTGGCTGGACAGCCTGGTCAGCGAACTGCGCCCGGCCGGTGACCGGTAATGGCCGGGTACAGCAAGGACGTGGGGAAGCTGCTGAAGACGCTGGAGGGGAAGCCGTACGGCTGCACCGTCCGAAGCATGAAGTCAGGACACTGGCGCGTCTCACGCCCCGGCCACCAGCCCATCACGGTGGCGAAGTCGCCCAGTGACCGGCGCGCGTGGGACAACATCGTTGGCGACGTCCGGCGGTACCTGGGCGTGAACTACGGCCGCTGACCTGCTGCAACACCGCAACCCCCAGCCGGTTTCAGGATGGGGGTTGCATTGCGTCCAGGATCTGTGTATAGTCTTCCTTATAAGCAACCGCAGCGCAGGAAAGAAGGACACCATGAACGTCAGCCTCAGCAGCCGCCACAGCGTCCACGCCACCCGCGAAGGTTCCACCGGCCCGGCCTGCCACGCCTTCGGCGCCCCGCACGGCACGGAGGCGTACCGCTCCACCACCCGTGAGGTCACCTGCAAGAAGTGCCTGAAGGTCCTGGCGGAGGACGCCCAGAAGGAAGCCGACTACCAGGACCGACTGGCCGCCAGCCTGGAGCCCGCCACGGAGGCCCACGAACTGGGTCACGTCCACGCCGACCGCCAGGCCGCCGCTGACGCCCAGCCGGAGGACATCAAGGCCATCCGCACGGAGGCGGACGCGAAGGCCGCTGGTGCGCGCTACGCGGCCCAGCTGCTGGCTGGCAAGGCGGAGGCCGCCCCGGTTGCTTACCGCCCCTGGCGGTTCGTTACGGATGTGCTGCCGGAGGGCGTGACCATGGACGCCGACACCCGCGCGCTGGCCGGTCCCATCAAGGCCCTGCTGGACCTTCACCGGCGCGGCCTGGCGACGCTGGACGACGCTGGGGACCTGATCCTGAACTGACCCTAGTGAGGGGCGCAGGCTCCGGCCTGCGCCCCTCCGCCCCACCTGACGAAGGGAAGACACCATGACCGCTTCCGCGCCCCGCTGCCTGGCGAACACGCGCGCTGGCTTCGGCTGTATCAACCGGGCGAAGGACGGGGTGTACTGCCCCGGCCACGACCCCCGCAACATGTGCCACGCGCCGACCGTGGCCGGTGGCCGGTGCCGCCGGATGAAGTCCTTCGGGACGGACAGGTGCAGCAAGCACCAGGGGGTTGCGACGCTGCCCGGCGTGTGACCGTCGCAGGCCAGGGCCCCCGCAACGCAACGGCGTTGCGGGGGCCCTTCGCGTCGCCACGACGTCAAGTGCAACGGTATCGCGCTAGGGGTTGCATCGGTGCGACAGTGGGTGCATACTGAAGGGGCAGCACAAGGAACGGGCGGCCGGTGACAGGGCCCGGCCGCCCGTCCACCAAACGAAGGGGACGGGATCATGACGAAGCGCAACAGCCGACGCAACGCCCCGAAGCTGACGGCGCGCGGGGTGCGACTCCTGACAGCCGCCGCGTTCGCCCTCACCACCACGGCCGTCCTGGTCTGGGGCGTGTGGCCCGTGGTCGGCACCGTCGCGGCCGTGTACGCAACGCATCGCATGGGCGGCTTCAAGGCCATGCTGAAGGCCGTCCCGTCGCAGCGTACGGCGCTCCGGGGCATCGCGTGGGGCGTTGCAGGCACGGCCCTGCTGATGGCCCTGAACGGCGCCGGTGACAACCTGCCCGGCGGGAACGCCCTGGGTGTCGCGCTGGCCGCAGCGCTGGGCGCGCACCTGTACCTGACGCGTCGCACCCGCTGACCTGCTGTCTTGCCAGGGGTTGCATTGCAACCCCTGGTGTGCAACACTGGACCTGCAACCAACCGAAACGGATAGACGGGAACGAACGATCATGCTGAAGCTGACGAAGGGCCAGACCGCAGTCCTGGCCCTGGCTGCCGCCCCGATGGCGGCCGTGGGTATCGCCGGTGGCGTCGCCACCTTCGTGAACATGAACCGTGTGCTGGACAGCGGCGCGTCCGCGCTGGGCATGGTGGCCGCCGGTGAAGGCGCGGTCCTTATCGCGTCCCTGGTCGCGCTGGCCGTCACGCTGATGGGGCAGCACACCCCGGTTGTGGTCCGGCTGGCCATGTGGCTGCTGCCGCTGGCCGCGTCCGGTGCCGGTATCGCCCTGGCGCCCGACCACATGAACGCTGTGGTAATGGGCTTCACGCCCATGGCGATGACGGCCGCTGGCGAAGGCGTCGCCTTCGTGGCGCGCCGGGTGGTCGCGTACCGCACCGGCGTGGACATTGAGCAGCAGCGCCGGTCCGGCCTGCTGCTGTGGCACGCGAACCGTGCGGCGAACGGCAAGGCCTGGCGAAGTGGCGCAGTGAGGCGGCCGTCTGGCGGCTGACGAAGCAGTTCGCGGCCACGGACAACCAGATGTCCGTCCAGCTGGGCGAAGTCCAGCGGTACCGCATCGGTGAGGGCGCGGACCAGAACCTGGCTGCGGTCCTGTCCGGCCAGAAGGTCCAGCAGCAGCCCCAGACGCCCGCTGTGGCGCCTGCCGCTCCCGTCCCGGCGCTGGAGGCCGCCGACGTCGCCACGGAGCCGCAGACGGCCGCACAGCAGATGACGGCTGATGAGTCGGACGCGTGGATCAAAGGGGTTCTGGCGGAGGCTGAGCAGCAGGTGGCGACGGACACCCGGGTGAAGCTGCTTACCGTCCAGCAGGTCGCGGACCTGAAGGGCGTGGCCGCTGGCACCGTCCGCAGCTGGAAGCACCGTGGGAAGCTGCCCGTGTTCGACACGGTGGACGGGTCCCCGCTGTTCCACCCCAACGACGTCGCGAAGCTGGACTGACCAGCTGTTTCACCGCAACCCCCGGCCGTTGCTGGCCGGGGGTTGCGTCGTGTCCAGGGTCTGTGCCATGATGGTCCTGCAAGCAACCGCGACGAAGGAAGCAGTGACCATGACCACCACGTTCCACACCGCCGAACTCTCCGCCCGGACCGCCCAGCGACTGCTGGCCGAAGTCGGCGCCACCGGCGTCCACAAGCAGACGGTGAAGCGGTCGCTGGAGCGGATGGAGGCGGACGGACTGGTCCGGCAGGATGAGAACAACTGCTGGCATCCCGTAGGATGACGGCACGGCAGCGCGCCTCACACCTTCGCAGCGCGCACGTGACGGCCCCGGCTTCGGCTGGGGCCGTTGCCGTTGCTGGGCCTGGTACGCTGGGCGTGCCCTGCATGAAGGTGAAGCGGCCAGGACCCGTCCCCCTGGCCGCTTCGCTGTGTCCGGGGTACAGTTGCCCCATGGGCATAGGGACG